CCCTTGCAAGTTTCCCGGCACGCATCTCCACCATGCTCCTACCTCGGCATTGGGTTTTTGGGATGACGAAGAAGATCATCCCAGGAAGCCTACCAAGAAAGGAAGATTACCATGGCTGCCAACATCATCGACCAGAACACCATCAACCTCTACGCTTCTGCCACTTGCGACTTCGCCGAAGCCCAAGGATGGAGCCGCGGACAGCTCATCCACGAGCTGATGGGCGACCTAGGGCTCTCCTACGAGGACGCCCTCAAGCACGCAGATCGCTGCATGCCCGAAATCCCGGCTGCGGAGCGCACTGACCAGTTCGACTGGCCATTCTAGGAAGCCTACCTTGGGAGCTGGGGTGCTTTGCGCACCCCTCGCTCCCATCCCGTTGTTGCAAGTTTGCTAAGAAAGGAAGTGCATCATGGCTTGCAAGCATTTCGAATCAACCTTTATCTGCCCGTTTGTCGAAGCTGAATTGGTTGGCAATATGGCAATCCAAGCTTGGGACAATGGACATCCTGTTCCATCCCAGGTAGATAAGATTTTGGATGCAGAGTTCGACAAGAACCTTGACGACTTCGAGTATCCACCGTTCTAGCCACCGCATCAGACGCTCGCGATAGCTTGGCTGGTTTGCCAGCCTCGCTATCGCTCCCCATCAACCAGAAAGGATCGCCATGATCAGAAAGTTCGACTCCATCCCAGGCCATTGCCGTCACCTTGCCGACTACGGGTGCTGCCCGTTCGTGTGGCGTCAGTACGTCCGTCACTTCGACGGCTTCGTGACATCCCACCCTTCGCAGGTGGAGTTCTTGTTGAAGTTCCGCTTGCGAGATGAGCGGACAAGATAGGCCGCCGTAATCCAGAGCCCTTGCCGAGCTGGCATGCTGCGCATGCCTCGCTCGGCTCCCTTATGCGAGTCCCCCATGCTTGGGAGATTCGCACCAGGGATTCTCCCGCGCTCGTGGCATTCCATCCCCGTCGCTCGCTCCGACCGGGGCGTAACCCAAGCGCCCAGCAAGCTGGCCGCTCCTCGGCTGCGGCGAGGCAGGCACCGCTTCGCTAACCTGGTCCTGCTGCGCAGAACCAGGTTTGCCAGCCTCGCCTCCGCTCGTCGCTTCGCTTGGGTTGCGCCCCGCTCTCCGCTCGCTAGCCCCATCCGCTCGCGGCAGTCCCACCTGCGGGACATCGCAGCCCGTGAGTTCCACTGACCTGAGTCCTCGCTGTGAGTTCGTTGGCCAGGCAACTCTCCTGTCCCCGCTGGTCGCCCCGGGGGGGCCCGGCACGCGGAGCAGCCGGTCATGCGGATGATGAGGACGACCTGCCTTGCGCACCTGCGCGCCTTCCTTCCTTGAAGATGCGCATGGCTTCCGTTGCAGTGGCTCTCCCGTCTCGCATGCTTCGCCTGTTTCGTATCAAGGCATTGGTTTCTTGGGGTAGGTAAGGTGCCTTCCCCTTCAACATGTCATGTCAACTTGGTAGAAAGGAAAACGATCATGACTACGTTCTGCAAGACCACGACCAAGAAGTTCGCCCGTCGCTATGAGGACTACGCCGAAGGCAAGCTCGTTAACGTTGAGTTCGTTGATGGCGACTCCATCGAAGCTGCCATGCTGCTCTTCTTCGAAGGCTACGAGCTCCCAGTTCGCAAGCCAGCCCGCTGGGTTCCTGACTTCGACCTCGATGACGAGTCTTACTACGTCGCGACCTGGCAACCTCAGGTTGCTCGCGACTCTGCCGGGCAGCTTGTCAATCGTCGCCGCTTCGTCTTCTTGCGACTCGGCGATTACGAAACGATCGCTGCGCAAGTGGCTCGCGAGCAACAGGATGAGCAAGCATAGCTTGCTAAAAGAGAGGGCTAAGCCCTCTCTTTTTTTGGGCATCTCCATCCCAAAGTCAAGACCGCTTAGCATCTGATGTGGACCAGAGGAAGAGGACAAGCGACGTTGACTTCGCAGCGAGAGGACGACCTGCGAATTTCCCGCTGTTGGTCAGCGTCGCCGTCCCCCGCGTTGGCTGGGGGTGAGTTGCTGAGCCGCTAATCATACGAATGCTTAGAAAGGATAAATAACATGGAAGGACTGTTCGCGATGTTGATATCGTTGGCTCCGTTCATAGCGTTGTGCATATTCTTCCGGCGCTACTAACCTGCGAGCTTGCCTCGCTTTGGCACGCGCGTACGTCAGCCTTGCCCGTTCGCCTAGTGGCTGCGCATGCTCCGCCTGTTTCGTATCAAGGCATTGGTTCTTTGGGCTTTGGCAATCGCCTCCGCCCGGAAGCACGATCTAGTTGAGAAAGGAAAGAAAGGAATGAGTCATGGGACAAGCAAGGGATCTCGCAAAGAAGCTGGGATGCAGCGTGAAGCTAGCCGACGACCTGCTCGTGCTGGCAGGAGAGGACAGCGAGCTCGTCGAGGAGACGAGCAGCTGGTCGGACAACCTGGCCCAGCTGAAGTATGGAATAATCGACCGCCGCTTCAACACATTGGAAAGCCGGATCGAGCGTCTCGAGCGGCTTTACTTGCAAGTCTAGCTGATCAGGTCGCGGTGCTGAAAGTTGTCGTGTGCCTGTTGGTTCTGCTGAACGTGATACTCACGTTCGCCGTGTTCGGAGGATAGGAAGGAAGAAATCATGGCCCGTACTATGAGCAAGGTCATCCCAGTCAAGGTGGTGTCCGACAAGATCCATTGCTACGCAACGATCCAGCGCAGCATGATGGCTGCGATCACAGCCTGCATGAGGCTCGACGATCAGGAGAAGATGGCTGAGCTGAACGCCATCAGGCAATGGGCGAGCGACAAGTTCGACGACTACGTTGACGAGAAGGTGACGAACCCAGAAGGAATGTAGCGACACGGAGAGCTGGGGCGACCCGGCTCTCCATTTTCATTGGAGCATCTATGAAAGGAGAACGACATGTCGGTTAAGGAGATGGTCGAGCTTCTCGACGTGGCTTACGAAGCCCGTGATCAAATCGTTCCGTGCCTCGTCGGGACCGTTGGCATCGGCAAGACGGCGGCCGTTGAGAAGCACGTCGAGAACATGAGGGAGAAGACTGGCAAGGACATTCAGATGACGACGATCATCGCCAGTCAGATCCTGCCTAACGAGGTGTCAGGCATCACGATGCCGGACTCGGAGACTAAGAGCATGGAGATCTACGATCATTTCAAGCTGTCGCATATGAAGGACGGGGACATCCTGTTCTTCGATGAGCTGTTCGAAGCTGAGCAGTACGTGCTGTCAGCCTGCCTCACGTTGATCGAGAGTCGCATGATGATGAGCGGCAGGAAGTTGCCTGACATACAAATCGTGGCAGCCACCAATCCCACGGTGGTTCCAGTCTCGATCAAGCCGAGCATCCGTCAGAGGTTCATGTTCGAGAAGGTGAAGTTCGACTCGCTCGAGTTCAACACTTACACGAAAAGCAGGTTCGGCGTGACGGTCCCGCCCTTGCTGCTGTCGAGGATCGAGCAGGACTCTGACGACTTCAACATCGTCACGCCTCGAAGCATAACGAAGATGATCTGCTGGATGAGCATCGCTGAGAACCTTGGCGAGGCTTCCGTGATCAAGAAGCACATCGGGGAGATGTGGGGATACGACGTGGCCGAGCACGTCTACGGATTGTATCCGAGGATGAAGCAGCATCAGCGAGAGCTGGAGATCAAGAGAGCGCTCGCCAATGAGTTCGATCTCAGCGACGAGCTGGTCAACTCCACGTTGAAAGACATGGTGAAGGCGCTGGAGGAATCAGGCGATTGGGAGAAGGCGGCTGAGTTTCTAGCCAAACAAGATATGGTAAACTGATCTGACCCGAGAAGAAAGGAGTCGTCATGCTGGAAAGGTTGACGATCCAAGGAGTCGAGGTGCCGCCGCTGTACGTGGCCTCGACCAAGAAAGACATCGCGTTGGCAAGAGACAACGGCCTTCCGTTCATCGTGTGGAAAAGCGGGCAGAGAGATCTCATCAAGCATATGCTCAGACCTGCGCTCGAGAAGATGTTCCCTGACATCATCTGGGACAAGGTGCTTGGTCGCAAGAAGTTCATCTCCGAGATCGTCGAGGTTCCAGGCGGCGATGTCAAGCATGATGACGACGAAGCAAGTCATGATCCTGTTGAGGATGACGAGCATGACTTCGCCATCTCCGATCATGATTCCGAATCGGTTGACATCGCTGCTGATGAGCGCGTGTTCGATGGGGCATGCGGGCATGGGCATCGTGCAACATGCTCGCTTCAGCAGTATATGGGTGACATCAACAGCATGGTCAACCTCGACGTGCTGCAAGAGCTGGACCTCCTGCCCCAGTTCCTCGGAGACATAGCGACTTGCATCCGCAGGAACCTAGTCGCCCCGACGAAGTGGGCCGAAGGCTACAACAAGAAGCTCGGGTTTCCGCTGGGAAATTTCTCGAGGTCAGGTCAGCTCCCGAACCTGATCATCCTCGACGTGAGCGGCAGCATCCCGCGAGGCATAGCCGCGACAATGATCTCCTTGATCGACACGCTCCGTCACCAAGTGCATGCGGACTTGATCATCACGTCCGACATCTCGAGGTACTATCCCATCGACCATCCGTTGCCCAGCCCGGAATGGATCAGGAGGAGGTTCGGGTTGGGAAACGAAAGCAAAGAGTTCTTCGAGATACTCAAAGCCAGGATCGCTGGCAAGGAGTGGGGCCATGTCATATCGTTTGGTGACAATGACACGCCAGCCTACTACAATCTTAGGACGAACAACTTTATGGACCAGACAGTCGTCCATTCCGTGAGGCATTACCACACTGGGCTGAGGTTCAGAGGGATTCTCCTGAACCCGAACACGGCAGAGGAAGCGAAGTACACCGGCTATGGGAAATGGTGCAACGAGCTGCTGAGCAGGAAACCAGATGAGGTTCATACCGACATAAGCTGGTGCGACGTTATCTACAAATAGCAAGCGAAAGGATGGGAACGATGGCAATGTCCATGCTTGACTTCGTCAACGAGATGATTCTCTCTAACGACAAGTCCCTAACCAAGTCGGAGTTCGCCGACATCAGAAGGCACGGCACAGTCGACGAGCTCGAAGAAGCCGTCGAGAAGATGGAAGCCGCTGGCGGCTACGACAATCTGTCAGACTGACGAAAGATAGGATGGGATCATGATAACCGTTTGCAACGAACCCGAAAGCTTCGACCCGTGCGCAACGCTCCGTTCGGTCACGGCAGGAAAGGCGACCTCGAAGGAGAAGATCGCGGCTGCGATCGAGCTGATCAAGACGCTGCCGATCAACGGCTGCATCACTGGATCGTGTCTGATGGAGGGCTTCGACCCAGACGAATGGGGATGCAAGCCTGACATCGACGTGTTCGTGTTCAGCGAGGTGGAGCTGGTGCGTGCGATCGACCTGGCGATCTACGTGCTGAACATGGAGCCCGGCCTCGGCACCGTTAGATCGAACGAGCAGGAGACGTGGAAGATCAACAGGCTCCGCGAGTCAGGAGTCAACAACAAGATCGGTATTACGACCTACAAGTTCTACGACGATGGCATCGTGCTGAACGTCACGTTCAAGATGAGCAAGGTCAACGGTCGTTGGGTCCCGCTCACGAGCACGGCGCAGGTGCTCGAGTCGTTCGACATGAGCATCGTGATGCAAGGCTACGACATCAAGCACCGCGTCCATTACGACATGCGAGTCGGCGACCCGAAGGTGGCCGAGCCCAACCCGCTGCGCGACCACGACTGCATGATGTGGACGGTGGCGAAGTGGATCCGCCAGTTCGATCGTGTGGTTAAGTACTACAACCGAGGCTTCGACACCCGTCCGATGGCGCGGTTCTACATCGAGATGATCGACCAGTGCATCAAGGCTGGCTGCCTGTTCGACAGCGACGACAGCAGCAAGATGTTCGTCGAGTTCTCGCAGGAGTTCGTCGAGAAGCGAAACGACATCGAGGCTTGGCTCAACGAGCACGAGGAGGATTAAGATGATCGAGCACAAAGTGAGCAGGCAGAAGACGGATGGCATCGACTCTCACGCTGAGGAGAAGTACGTGCAGGGCAAGCTAAACTACCTGCTCGACTACATCATGTGCAATGGATGGAAGCGAGGCTATCGCAACAGCCTAGCCGTGAACCTTGGCATCATCGCAAGGGGACTCGGCATGGAGGAAGGCGACGAGATGCAGGACCTCATCAACAAGATGCTCGTCGACAATATGTGCGACGAGCTAGACAAGAGTGATGAGGACTACGACTTCTACGATCCCGCTGAGCGGATCGACAAAGTGATCCAGTATGCGGGAGATTGGATCACGATCTCCGGAAGCTCAGTCCAATCGGCGATGGAGCGGTACGGCATCCCGTTCGAGAACAAGTCCTACAATGGGGAAACCTATGTTCAACTCTCTTATGAATCTTAGAACCGCAGGTTCTTTGATAAGCCAGCAACCAGAACAAGAAAGGAACGGATCTATGAAACTCGTCAAGAAGAGCAAGCTCAACGTTTGGAACGGCCTCGTCATGAAGGGCGACAAGATCAAGAACATCGACCCGAAGGTCGTCAGCCTGGCGAACCAGCTCGAGGAGATGGTGCAGCGCAAGTCGCACGAGATCGGGACGAAGCGCGGCTGCGATTGCGCCAAGAAGAGCGAGCCGTTCAAGCGCATGCACGAGGGCAAGAACTACAAGGTCGAAGCGGACACGCCGGCATTGGACGCGGCAGTCGAGCGCTCGCTCGCGATCATGGACGACATCGACCGCCAGTCCAGGGCGAAGCGGATGAACGATCTGCTCGAGTTGTTCAAGCCATTGCTCGAGTTCGCCGACTCCGACAAGGTGCTCGTCGGTTTCGATGGCGGCAAGAAGCTGGACACCCCGGTGACCGGTAGCGTGCTCGAGCTCACAGTCGAGGACATCTACGATGCGCTGGCGTTCTGCCTCGACGGCATCACCTACGACGACAAGCTCGTTGAGCAGGACGGCGAAGCGGAGGAGTAGATGGGGAACCCCAACAAGAAGAAGGGGACCAGCGCTGAGACGAAGGTGTGCCGCTTCCTTATGGAGCGGTGCACCTCTCCCGTCGAGGTGAGGCGCAAGGCGCTGGCTGGTCATGACGATGCTGGCGACATCGACCTGCAAGTTCTGCCAGGCTACGATGACGAAGGCTGCGCATCGAGATGGATGCTCGAGGTGAAGGCTGGCAAGCAGACGACTGCGCCGAGCAGGAAGCAGCTGGACGAATGGCTCAGGCAGACTGTGAACGAGAGGGACAACTGCAACTACATCTGCCATGCTGCGCTCGTCGTCGTCAGGTACAACAGGAAGCTCGAGGACGCAGACGTGTACTTCTGCCGCAAGGCGTCGAAGCATCCCGTCTACATGCACCTCGACGAGTTCGCCAAGTACGTTAGCTGAGAATGAGAGAGGATGGGAACCATGCCGAGAAGGGAGTTGTCGGAAATATTCGCGCCGGGCACGTCGCCGTACATAGGGATGTACTCTGCCGGGCGGGTCGGATACACGATCGAGGAGGCGGTGAGCTACTGCAACTCGATAGGCGTGCCGCTCCGTCAGAAGGACGTGGCCAATTGGGAGAACGGCCACTTCGTGTGGGCGATGGACAATCAGACCCATGGGCTCAACCCCGGCAGCAAGTCCGGTTTCATCGGCCAGGTTCCCGTCGCCGGAGTCGGGAAGGCGCCGGACGAGATGAGGCTGTCCGACTTCCCGAAGATGCCGGAAGGATGGGCTGGCACTGATCGCAGGTTCTTCCCGTGCACATCGGACAACCGACCTATGATGCAATGGGGATGGAAGCCTGGGTTCGTGCCGGCCCTGATGCCCTACATCGACGCGAAGGTGCTGAGCCCAGTTGGTTGGGTAGGGCAGAACATGCTGTACCAAACGTTCATCGTCCTTGACATAGACGGAGTGGGACACGGATGCAGGGACGAGGAGACGATAGCTTTCGGCGAGCAGCTCGCCAGCTATACCATGAAGATGGAGGACCCAGCCAAGAAGGGCAGCTTCCATCTTTACTTCAAGACGGACAGGCTGATTCCCGTGCGGCATTACCCGCATGCGAAGATCGACCTGATGGGCAACGCTGTGAACGCGGCGGTGTACCTGAAGAACAAGAAGAGCAACGGGCTGAGCCCGATGCAGTTGACGGATGAGATATGGGATCTCATCCAGAATTACCAGAAGATGAGGAAAGGATAGACAATGAGCTTGAACCCTATCAGCATGAGCGAGAACTCCTGGAACTACTCGCATCCTGGCACGCCGACTTACATGCCGACGCTGACCGCAACGGTGCTCGGCTTGCAGGAGATCCAGCGTCGCGAGTACGTTCCCGGCCGTCCGGGTCAGGGACCCGCCAGCTTCTGGCCCGATGGCAAGCCGAAGATGAACATCCGCATGATCATGGTTGATCAGATGGGAGCGCTCAAGACGTTCATCTTCCAGCCTGCTGGCAAGGCCGCGCGCGAGGGCAAGAAGCGCAGCATCCACATGGACCTGTTCGCCCTGACCGGCAACACGAACATGATGAACCTCGTGGGCAAGACGATCGTGCTGAGCACGCACGAGCCCGAGGTCGGGAGCTGGGGTCAGGGCAACCCGCGTCCCTTCGAGGTGTCGCTCGCTCCCGAGGGAGTTGGTCCATTCAAGTACGAGGGCGAGCTGCCCGCTGAGTACAAGCTGCCCGAGGTGCTGTGCAACGACGCCGTGAGCGGCGGACAGATGCAGCCGCAGCAGCAGGCTCAGCCGATCACGAACCAGCAGTGGCAGCAGATGATGGGCTACCCGCAGCAGCAGCCGCAGCAGCAGATGATGCAGCCTGCGCCTCAGCCTATGATGCAGTCGCAGATGCCTGCGATGGATCCGAACGTGATGGCTGCGATGCAGCAGCTCGGAGCTACGAACATCCAGCCGGTGCAGCAGATGAGCCCGTACGATTCCGAGATCCCGTTCTAAGAGCAAACGTTTTGAAGAGGGAGGCTCACGCCTCCCTCGTTTTTTTAGGAGGCGAAGATGAGGTGGAGGCATAAGACATCGCTCGATTGGCTGAGGGCAAGGCAATCATATCTGACAGCATCTGACATACGCAAGCTGATTCCGTTCACCAAGACTGGGAGGAAGCGCACGGTGACAGAGGAGATGAAGCTCGAGGTGTTGGCATCGAAACTGGTCACGCTGACCGAGGACGATTGCGTGTCCGCGGGCATGGCGGCGCGCGGGCACATCCTCGAACCGTATGCGGTCAAGGCGTTTTCCGATGCGTACTGCAAGGAAGACTACGTGCACATCGACGATCGCATAATCTACAGGGAGGATGGCAGCGCGTTCCCGCTTGCCTTCTCCCCTGATGCGATGACGAAGGAAGCTGCGAGCCGTCTCTCGAATCTCTATCCGTGGACAGTTTCGTCCGAGTTGGAGGACATAAAGTTCAACATCCTCGAGATCAAGAGCTATTCGCCAGGCAAGCACCTCGCGCTATCGGAAACGATGCCAGATGAGATCGAGGAGCGTTGGCAGATAGCGACTGCGATGGCTGTCTGCGACAGCCTGGAGAATGGAAGATTGGTGATGTACTGCCCGGATATGAAGGACAACATTCACAAGCTGTTCTACATTCCATACTCGAGATACGATCTCTCGAAGGAGATCTACACGATAAGGAAGACGCATAGAGAATTCATCGACTGGTGCGACAAATGGTTCGCTTTGACTCCAGCGATGCACATGTACCTGTATTGCGAAGACGACATCGAGAAGATCATCGAGGAAGTAGAGGAAAGGGATAGGTTGAACCCATGAGAAAGTTAGAGATCATGGAGTTCGCAGCGATACTGCTGCTCGTCTCGCTGTGGTCTACGGTCCTGTTCTCAGGCGTTGCCGTTGCCATGCACTTCCTAATAGGATAGGAGAGGAATGAAGGTGAAGTTCTACGACCTGTTCGATCCTTCTGTGATATTCGGTCATATCCTCAGGCTGCTGATTCTCGTTGTCTGCTCATGCGTTCTGACAATTGCAGCTCTTTCGATTCAGAAGATGATCATAGGATAGGAGAGGAATGAAGATTGACCTTGACCCATTCTGGGTGGATTTCATCGGAAGCCTGATCGCGTTGGCGATCTGCACATGCGTCATCGTCGCGGTCGCTGCCATAACGTGGAAGGTCGTGACTACGATATTGATGCTGGCTTGGAGTTTGATTGCAGGTTAGGAGGCTTTATGGAAAATGAGAAAGCGACGAAGGCGACCGTGTTCTCGAACAAGGTCCTGTACGTTCTGCTCGACGACAAGGAGGATCCGCCTCAGTGCATCAAGGCGTACGGCGTGAAGACCAAGGTCGACGAGGACAACGTGAAGATCAAAGTGCCGTTCATCGTCACCTACTATCCAGGAGAAGATGAGGAGTGAGAAACCAGCCCGGGGAAACCCGGGCTTTTTTTATGATACAATGCCATCACAGCATACCTACGGCATACCTACAGAGAGGATTGAGTATGACTGCAATCAAGAAGGAAGAGCTCGCCAAGCTTGAGGAGGAGTACGGCCTCGAGGCAGGCGACCTATCGTACCAGCACCGATGCTCCCGCATCGCAGCGGTGATGAAGGGTGAGGACTGGGAGCCGCCGAAGAAGCCGGAGCCCAAGCAGGCCGCGCCCGAGCCGAAGCGCAAGGGGGGCGTGACCAGAAGCCGAGTGGAGAGGCACCCCCTGTACGGCAAGCGGCTGCTGATCACGCCGCTGATGACGCCGGACGCAAAGCGCAACCTGGCGTACGACGAGCCGCTCGGCCCGGAGATTGTGGTCAACGAGTACGATGCCGGCAAACAGCTGTACGACAAGCCGGAGTCCGTCACCAACATGGTCGGCGACTACGAGATCGTGCGTCGCGACGAGTCCCGCCAGGTCATCGCGAAGACCACGTTCCCCAAGATTGGGACGGAGATCAGCTGGATGCTTGGCCGCGAGCTCGTGCCCGTGGTGCGCGGCAACGACGGCAAGCGTGGGTACATCTGGTCGTTCCCGACCCAGGTTGTGCAGGTCGAGGACACGCTCATCCAGCTCTACGGATTGAAGACGCTGATCGAGAGCGTGTACCCAGAGCTGCTGCCCAAGTTCTCCGGCAAGCCGATGATGACCTACATCGACGGCGTTACGCTTTGCGCCGACATCAGAATGACGGAGGCGCTTCTCAAGGAGACTGCGAGGAAAGAGCTGATTGATGAGCGAGCAGGCATTCATTACTAATGATGCCCTTCATGATCTGGTTGAGCGACAGACGGCGCAGCTCGATGTCGTCGCGTCTTGGGAGTCGCTTTGCTCCACGTACAGATCCTTGGAGTTCACCGATGACCTGAGCGACAGCGCTAGATTGGAGGAGTTCAAGTGGATTATCGGGCAGACGAACAAGTTCCTGACGCGGACGAGAACCTCGCTCATGGCGAGCGAGAGCGCGGAAGGAATGCTGAAGGTTCTGGAGGACAGCCAGTTTCCATCGGGGAAGGTGAACCTTACCGACAGGAAGATGGTCGCCTACCAGAAGCTCAAGCAGATGTGGGTGGCTGCGATGATGCAGCAGGTGACGGAGATCATGAGATTGGAGAAGGAGGAGCAAGATGCCAACGGCGGATTTGGATACGATGCAGAGTGACGTGGAACAGGTTCCTGCTGATCCTTGGGCGGTGGCGTTTGCTGCGCTTGATAAGGAAGAAGCGGAAGGTGCTGCGGAAGCTGCACCAAAACAAGGAAGCGGCGATGAAGCTGCCCAGGGAGCTGACGCTGGTGCAAACCCCGATGAGCCTCACGAATCCCACCAGGCTGGTCCTGATGGCGGAGATGGAGGAGTCGATCTTGACGCTGGAAACGATGACGTACAGGATGCAGAGGGTGATCGAGATGTCTTCGGCATCTCTCAAGAGGAGCTAGACTCCTACCGCAGCGCGGCGATCGAGGAAGTCACCAACCAGGCGATCAACGACGTGGCCCGCGCCTACATCAACAAGGGAGCCCGCCACCATAACGGCGTGCTCGGCGCGACCATCGACGACAAGGACATCTGCAAGCGCGATGACGACGGCGTGCCGCACTTCTACAACCCGGACACCGGGCGCGAGTTTACAGGTGACAACCCTCGCCGGCAGGCGCAGGAGTGGGTCGACGACTACAACCGCAGCCTGGCGCAGGCTTTCAACAACACGTGCGAGGGCTACTCGAAGAAGCTGATGGAGGAGCGCGAGCCGCAGTTCAAGACGCTCGAGTTCTCCAGCACGTACGACGGACTCGACCCTGTGCGCCAGATCATGTTCGATCAGATCATCGAAGGGCACGAGGTGTACGATTCCGATGGCGACCTGGTTGGGTACGACTGCGATCTGAACTTCGCGCTGCAGAAGGTGAACAACACCGTTCGCCATATGCAGGAGCACTTCAAAGCGCATCAGACGCAGACCCCAGCCGCCGCTGCCCAGGACGCTGGCCCGGCCCTTGATATGCGATCCTCTGCCGGGAGCTCCTCGGACAAGCCGCCCCGCTTCAACAGCATCGCAGAAGCTATGGAGTGGCAGCAGGATCAGCTGATCGCGAAGATGAGAAGCAAGTAGGAAGGACGATAAGATGACCGACATCACGAAGGAACCCGAGCTGATCCCCGCGCTTCCCGACCGCGTGCTCGCAGACGAGGCGAAGCACATGGAGGAGAAGATGAGCGAGAAAGTCGAGGGAGCGCTCGACCATCTGCTCAACAAGATCGACGTGACCATCGACAAGATCAAGACCTACTCCGGGTTCAACAGCGCGTATCAGTACCTCAAGGAGTTTAAGCATCCCAACGCAGTCCGCACCGCTTCGTCCGTGGTGCTGGTCTTGGTCAAAGAGCTCCGATGGCTGAAGAAGGATCTCGAGGGAATCAAGAAGAACTTCGGCAAGGTTGAGATCTCCGCCACGGCAGAGGCGCTGTCCAAGCTGTGCGAGGGATTCTACAACCGCAACTTCATCTTCGACATCGACGAATACGTGAACGTCCAGAACTGGAGCGCGCCCACTCTGATCGAGACAATCGCCACCGAGGCAATGCGCATCGACATGTGCAACGCGATCGGCGGCGCTGCGCAGGACATCGCCGACTTCATCGCCCAGGCGACCGAGGAGATCGAGAAGGTGAAGAAGGCCGACGAGGAAGGGAACCGATGACGATTCAGGTTCCCATGCACTACGGGCCCAGGCCATACCAAAAGCGCGCCTGGGCCAGGCGCCTCTCCGGCAAGTACAGCTACGAGTTCCGCATCTGGCACCGCCAGTCCGGCAAGGACACTGACGACTTGCAGAGCAACCTATACTACGCGTTCCTCAACCCAGGCACGCAGTCGTGCTACATCGGGCTGGACAACAAGTGGATCAAGCGAAACATCTGGGACAAGTACATCGACGGGCGCAAGCACTGGGCTGACTACCCGGCGAACGTCATCGACCCGAGGGAGACGGCGCAGCAGGTGCGTATGCTCAACAACCCAGGCGACAAAGCGCCGGCCCTGATCCAGTTCATCGGGTTTAAGGAGAGCCAATCCCTGATCGGCTCGTCCTATGATAGGTTCACGGTGTCGGAGCTGAGCCTGTACAGGCGCGGGGCGTTCGATTTCATCCAGCCCATCTGGGACTTGAAGAAGGCGAGCGGCGCTGACCTCGGCGTGTTCTTCAACTTCACTCCCCGAGGGATGTCCAACGTGGCAGCCGACATGCTGCGCGCGTACACCAAGGAGGACGACCCCGCCAAGTGGCCAGGCGAGCACGGCGACGTGTACGTGGACTTCATGCCCGCGACCGAGTCCTACAACGAGGACGGCACCAGGGTCATCTCAGACGAGATGCTTGAGGACATCAGACAACGCTACATCAGGGCGATGGGGAACGACAACATGTTCCGTCAGGAGTACATGTGCGAATTCCTCACCACCAACGCTGGCCTTGTGTTCCCTGGCATCGAGTTGGTGCGGTCCGAGAACCGCTACCGGCCCACGAACTTCGTCGCATCCAAGCCCGCGTTCATGGCGTGGGACATCTCGTCGAAGGACAAGCAGTCGGACTGGACGAGCTGCGTCGTGTTCCAGTACTACGATGGCAGGCTGTTCATCCTTGACTGGTTCGAGAACAATAGGAAGGCCGTGGTCGAGTGTGTTCAGGATCTCGCTCGCAGAGATTACTTTCATCTTATTCGCGCTGCTTGCCTCCCTTGGGACAGCGATCGCAGCGGCAGCAGCTCTTCGCCTCTTGACGAATGCCGCCGTGCCTTCCCGAACATCGCCTGGCACAAGCTCGACAGATCTTACGTTAGCGATGGCATCAATCGCGCTAGGGCTCTGCTTGGCAATTGCATCATCAACAGCGATCGTTGCGATTGGCTGATGGAGTGCTTCGAGAACTGGGAGTACAGGCAGCTTGCCACCACGGATGACTGGGCCGCCACGCCGAAGCACGACAGGTACTCGCATCTGATGGACGCGTTCCGCTACGCTGCGGAGTTCATCGACCAGGTGCCCAGCATCAGAAGCTCCGATGGGTTCTCAACCATGAAGATGCCGAGCACCTATCCCGCATGGGATCTGTACGACGACGGATCCGAATGGGATGACTTTCCCCCGGGGATGAGGCCCAGCAAGTTCAGCAAGCTCAGGAACAAATCACCTAAGGAGATCTATGGTTAAGAAGAGGAAGCAGCCGAAGAAGGTTGAGATAAGGTTCGACACGACGCTGTTCGACATCGAGAAGACGCCCCGCGATCAGGCGTGCAAGATCCTCGAGGAAGCAGCGGAGACGTTCTCCGCGGTCGAGCGATTCGAGATCTTCCGCGACGACCCGTCGAAGAGATGGGACGTGCTTGACGAGATAGCGGACGTGATCCAAGCGGCGTTGAACCTGGCGTACAAGATAGAGTTCGACGCGTTCGACATCGACGAGGCGATGACGCTCTGCGAAAAGAAGAACAAGGAACGGGGGAGATGCTAACCGGGATAAAGCATGGTCGGATTTATCCGCGTTATCCCGAGATACGACGAGAGCCCCCTGGCGATTGGGGGCTCTCACCGGATACTGCGATGAACGGAGCAGACAAGCTGATCTTATCAGAACGGGTTGCCGCCTGCAATAGCCAATTGGAAACGGTCCATCGGCTCGTTGTACATCCCAGCCCACCCGTCGTAGCCAGGGATGTCAACGCCGTCGTCGCAGCAGACGTCGAGCCAACCGGAGCGTTCCGTGGTCTGGCTGCGGTACCATGCCTGCTGGTAGTTGTAACCGCTTGGCGTCTCGAAGTAGCACTCGATGCCGTCGATGGGCGATCCCGTCTCGATCTTCTGACCGTCGCGCTTGCGGCCGGACCAGCCCCCGCCTACGGTGTGCACGCGGTAACGGATGCTGCCCTTGTCCGTCTTCGCCCAGAAGCCGTAGTGCTTGCCGTACGGGATGCCGGCGTAGCCCTCGCTGGTGCTGTTCTCGAAGTTCGTCACGGTGGCGAGCCAGCCCTTGCTGGTCTTGAGGGCGTAGCTCACGTTGACCTTGCCGAGGCTCTTGCCAGCCGGCTTGGTTGTGGGAGCCGACGGCGACCACCCGTTGCCCAGCTTCTCGTTCACCGTCTTGGCCAGCTCGGCCATGCGGCCCTTGAGGTACGGGCCGGGGCAAGCGGTGGGCGCGAACATGTAGTGGCACGTGAGCGAGCCGCCAGAGCCGCCGGTCCAGGACAGTCCCTTGATGCCGTTGCGGCGGCAGATGTCCACGCACAAGGCGATAAGGGAGTTCCACGCCGCGTCGGACACGGGCCAGTTCCCGCCGGTCGAGGAGTTGGCCACCTCGATGGTGACGGCGCGGTTGTCGTTGTCCCAGTTGGACGAAGCCCAGGAAGCGTTCGCCTCGTCGACGTACAGGCCGATGCGGCCGTCGGTGCCGATGCCGTAGTTGGACGAAGCCTGACGGGCGGAGTTGGCGAAGATGGAGCCGCACTGCTCGACCGTCAGGTTGCCCGCCATGTGGTGCGGTGTGATCTTGGTGATCTTATACGCGCGCCCGTTGTAGTGGTTCGGGCTCTTGCGCACGTAGCTTACGAGGGAGCTATTGCTCACTTGGCTCCTCCCCCTTCCCGTTGCTCAGCTCTTCCTTGGCCTCGTCGTTCAGCGTCTCGAAGTCAGTCTCTTGCATTCCCATTATTCCGTTCCCCCTACCTTTACCGTTTCCGATGCGTTGGCGCAACGCGGCTTGTCGTAGCACAGCGCCTGCTCGCTGTCGCAGAGCCCCTCGGTCGTCGGGTCGACCACGACGCCCATGATGACGAGCACCGCGAACAGCGCGTTGACGAACGTTAGGAGATCGTCGCCGAACATGGTGAGGTCGATCTCGAATCCGAACAGCTTCGCGAACGCCTGCGCCGCCAGGAGCACAGCGGGGATCATGGCGACCCACCATTCCCGATGCTTGACCCGGACGAGCCAGTTGACTTTCATGTTAGATCCTTTCCCGGACGCGCTCGAGCTCTTCCTTGAGCTCGTCGTGCCTGTGCCATACGGTCGACATGTCGCTCTCGAGCTTGAACGTCCGCTCCATTACGCCGTTGTGCTTCTCGACTTGCTTGGTGAGCTCGTCTATCTTAGTCTCGACCCTGGTGAGGCGGGTTGAGAACGCGAACCAAGAACCGACGAAAGCGCACAGGGCGCTTGCGAACGGGCCGATGATGAGCGATACGTCGATCATTTTTGAAGATTGTCCTTTCGACCAGAGCAGCTGGTCATGACGATGGTTGAACCTACGGAGCCGGTGCGATCTGACTGCGCAGCTCCTCGATCGCCTGGGAGTTGGCCTCCACCTTGGCGGTGAGGTCGGCGATGGCTTGGCTGATCTGGCCGAGTTGGCTTCTGATGTCGAGGGCAAGAGCCGCATCAGATTCCAAGAGCTCTTCCCTCAAGTTCTGATCTGCGGTTTCCATGTCAGAGCGAAGCCTGTCCTCCGTCGAGAGCAAGTCCTCCCTGATCTCCGCGATGGATTGCGTCATGTCCATGTTCGCGTTCCTGATGTTCGCGCTCGACGCTTGCGATGCGGACTTGGAGAGGAGCCGGAAGTTCATGTTGCACTTGCGCACCACGTCTTCCGGCTCGTCGTTGATCCCGATGTCTATGAGATACTGCCTAGCCATGCCTACTCCGTTCTACTCCGTTCTACTCCGTGCTAGTTCGCAGCCTTCTCCAACATGCGCTGGACCTCGTTCTCGCGCTCCATGAACTTGGCGTTGCACCACTCATGGACGTCCTCGATGTGCTGGGTGTTCTGGCCCATCTCGCGGGAGCGGCGGAGCTTCTCGTCGAACATTCGGGAGCAGCTCTGCTCGAGGCGCTTGAACGTCGCCACGCGGTCGCGGGCGATGGTGAGGTACGTGTCGTGAAGCTCGCGGTTGGTGTCCTTGCAGCGGGACGCGGCCTCGACGTACTTCTTGGCGTCCTTCAGCTCGTCGTCCATGAAGTCCGCCATCTTGAGAACCTTGTGCATGCTATGCCTCCTCGATCGTCATTGCGTGAACGCGCACGTTCGCAGCGGGATCGCCAGCGGCAGCGGGCGCGGGAGCGAGAAGGCGCGTGGTAAGGATGGTGTCGCCGCAGCATCCGACGGTGATCGGCGCGTCGAAGGCGAAGCTCGCCATGTCGCCGACCGCGGCCACCGTCTCGAGCGCGTGCGCGCCGGGAACGGGGGAGCCGTTGCGGTACAGCTGCACCTCGTGAACGCCTGCGGCCAAGGCCTCGAGCGTGACGTTGACGGCCACGGTGTAGTCGCCCCCGTTCTCGATGGTGACCTCGCCGTTCTGGTTCGCGATGCAGCGGGTTGTGGTGGTGAAGCTGACCAGGGGCAGCGCCCCGTTCTGCATCACGCCTGCGGGAGTGGGGCTGTCGAACACGCCCCGCGCGATTTTCTTGCAGGACATGGCGACCTCCTAGAAGCGGGCGCGGCAGCCGTCGTTGCAGCAGCCCTGGCCCCAACCCCAGTTCGGGCTGACCGCGTAGGTGAAGTTGAGGGGCATCTTGGGCACGCCGCACATCTGCTCGGCGATGTAGTTGCGGGTCTGCTCAGCCTGGTACGCGTTGGCCATCTGGGTCTTCTCGGCGGTGAGCGCGTCGATCTTCTGCTCCATGCAGCGGCGCTCGGCGTTCCAGTCGCCTTCCTTGACAGCGCCGAGGATCTCGCACTTCGCTGCCTCGTTCTTGTACTGCGTCTCGAGGATGAGCTGCTTGAGGTCGCAGCAGCAGGCGGCGTTCTGAGCGGACGCCTCGGCGGCCTTGTTCGCGATCAGCTCGCGGGTGGCCGCGTTCTGCTCCAGGGCGGTGTAGCCCAGGTTGCAGACGGCGTTGTCCTGCTGGCGTGCGATCGCCTGCTGGTTGTCGCCGAGGCGGGCGACCGCGTTCATCAGGTCGTTGAAGTTCATGGAGTTGCACAGGGCCGCCTCGGTCACGGGCTGCGGTCCGTAGTAGCCGCCATGGTTGCCGTTGCCTCCGAACCCGTTGCCGAAGCCGTCTCCGCGGAGGAACGCTGCGAGGACGATCAAGCCGAAGATCCACTCGCCCATGTTGCCCATGCCATCGCCGTTTCGGTTGCCGAGCACCGCGGCGACGTCAGCGGCGCTCATCGGGGTGTTTTCCATCATGTTCGTTTCCTTTCTCTAGGGAACAAAAAAGGCACCCTTGGCAAATGCCTCGGGTGCCTGCTTACGCTGGCTATTATACAGGAAGGATCAGAAGAGCCCCATGGCTTTTCCCTGCGTTTCCAGATTGTCAAGGAAACTATCGAGCTGCTGCCTGGTCCATCCCGCTTGCGCCACCATCTCGCAGAACTGCTGCTTCGCCTGCTCCGGCGTTCCTTTGTAGGATCGCATCATTTGTAGAACTTGTGATTTGCTGAGCTGCGGTGACTGCTGCGGTTGTGTCTGATATATCGAGCTCGCCATTGGTGTACCTCGCTATCGCCATCTCGATTTGCCTGTTCATCTCTTCGCGCGTCACGAAGTCGTCCGGGTTCGGTGGGAGGATCTCCTCGTATCGGAAGTGCCTGACCGTCGGAACGCCGTTCTGCCCTATGCTCTTGATCCAGAACTCGTTCTCGGCTGAGGACATGAAGAGGGCTTTCGCCCCGAACGGAAGGCTGGTGCCGTCGACTTCCTGCTTGCAGGACACCCAGCGCACCCCTTCGATGTCGTTGGCACCCGAGTTCATCTGAGGGCGCGCTGGACCCCAAGGCTGACCATATGCTTGGGGGAAGTATCCTGGCATCATGAAATTATCCATGATCCGCTCCTTCCTGTCAATCACTTCACGCGGTTAAGTTTGGGATTCTTCCGCTTCGCCGCCGGGCTGGCGTTGCGGGAGGCTTCGGCCACGATCGCGGAGGCGGCCTCCTTGCTGTACTTGCCCTTCTTGCGGACGTTCTTGACCGCTTCCTTGAATGACATTGGTGCCTCCTTTTCTAATCCTTATCCTTTTAGTATAAGAAAATCAAATGGAACAGGCAAGTCACAAGGGATTCCAGCTTCTGGATATACGAAGTTGAAGGTTTTTAAGTAACTTGTTGCTGAAGCGCCTTTGTCAAGAGTTAATGCCGGTATCTCTATCGTTCCATCTTTTTTCAGTTTGACTGAAGTGTTTTCTTCTGAAACGATATCTTTGATTGGCCTGTTTATTGGAATAAGCTTATCTTTTACTGTGACAGTTCCGACGTATAAGGTTTTGCCCATATCGCTAGATGTTGACGTTCTTGCGTTCAGAGCGTATTTTTTAGCAACCATCTGTGGATCAAACGATAGAACCCACTTCGATTGATAGGATGAAACGCTTATCGTTGAATTTATTATTTGCCGTACAGGATTTGCAATCAACCTATTCGTACCAGGTATTATCAGCGTTATAGTGGAGGTTACCATATCAAGATACGAAGACGTTGAAGTGAACGTCGTCGATCCTGCGGACGTTAGTTTGAAGGAACTGCTGCTCTCATCATATGCTGCTGTCAATTGAAGAGATCGGCCAGTTGTTCCGCTTCCTGGTTCGACCATTATCTTAAGAGTATCTCCTTGATTGAAGATATTTTTAAGGGCGAACATAACAGACATTACTTCTTCGCCTTTAGCAAAATTGTATGCTTTCGTTTTCGCCATGCTTATATTACTGGTCGTTGTTCGAAGTTCCCCAAAGTAAAGACCATCAGCTGTTGTTTCGACGTCGAAGGTAGCAAGAGTTCCAGCTAACCCATTTTTGCAGTACACATCAGTCAGTCCATATTGTATGGTAGCCATTAAACGAGCCTCCTATTGCTTGTAGACAACCTTCGTTATCGTGTTGTCTTGCACAACGAGATATAAGGTCCCAGCGACAGGAGAAGCTGGTTCTTGAGCAACGATGCTTACTGGCGTTACGTCTTTGAGGATGTAGTCCTTTAGGTTCTTGACTGTTCTTATGTAAAAGGCCTCTTTTTGATTGTTCTTACCAACTATCAAAGAATCGTCGTTCCAACTCGAAGATTCAACGTCAAACGACGATACTCCCGTGCCACCTTTGTTGATCGGCAACGGATAGCCCTCTACCTTGGTGAGATCAGGCGCGGATGCGCCAGTGAATAAGCTTGCCATTATTTTCCTCCTATTTCGATCCGTCTCCGATCACGTACGTTCCGAAATCCGTCATGTCGTCCACACACAGCGTCACGCCGAAGAAGCAGCAGCACAGATGCGTTGCCTTGTGCTTCACGTTCGTGGCGGGAATGTAGACGTAACCGTCCGTGCCGACGATCAAGTGGCAGTAGTTCAGGTTCTGAGCACCCATGTTCGAGTTCACCGTGGAGATCAGACCGCAGCATCTCTGCTCTTTCGCCTTGGGGGGGGTCTTGACTTTGAACGTCTTCCATCCGGCGTACGTGTTGTTGGTGCCTGGGATCCATGGCATAGTCGACCAAGCCACGCTGCCGTCATTGGCGTACGCGGATCCGCACAACCTGAAGATCGAGCCGTCCTCGTTCATGTCGCAGGAAAGGGTTCCCGATTCCCATTTGACCCCAGCACCGCCTTTTTGAAGCAGGTAGTGACGTGTAAGAGGCGGGTACCTGTCGACCCGAAGAAGGTCCGGCGCATCCGCCCCCGTGAACAGCGCGGCCATCCTACGCCCCCTTCACGATCACGCCGCCGGTGGTGACCTTGGCGTTCTTGAGCTGATCCACCGTGAGCTGCGTCGCGCCAGTGGTGGTCAGCTTCGCCTCGAGGGCGGCCACCTTGGTTTCGAGGGCGGCGATGCGAGTCTCGAGGGCGTTGACGTACGTCACGTTGTAAGCGTATTGACCGTATGTGACCTTTTGCTTTGCTAAGGGAATTTGAATCTTCCCGTTTGTCAGCCTTACTTCTCCTTCAACGTATTCGCTTCCTTTACTGCCGACTGCGCCAACCTTCACACCGCCCAATGCGGTAGTGCTTGCGGTTGGCAGCACGTATTTGTTCGCATTCGCAGCGACGTAATCTATCACGTATTTGTGGCTTGCGATGCTATGGCCATCGTCAACGTCGGAAACGTCAAGGGTAGCATAGGCGAATCCGTTTTGAATTTCAATGCCGGAATGGTTGGCGTTGCCATGGAACGTACCGGTCTTGATTCCTCCGAGGACGGTATTACTCGCAGTGGGAAGCACGTAATTATTGGCGTTCGCAGCTATGCCATCAAGCTTCGCCTTGTCCGCTGCGGACATGAGGCCGGCTTGGGATCGCGTCGCGTTGCCATGGCCGGCTGCGTAGGCGTGACCGGTGGCGTTGAAACCGATGGGCAGCGCGTAGTTGTTGTTGTGGGTCGGAGCCGCCGTGAGCACGTTCGACTCGGCGAGCGTGATTCCGCCGAGGTCGTTGACAGTGGCTTTGCTCAGCTCGAAGCTGGTGCCCAAGGCGTCCCAGGCGGTGCCGGTCCAACCGTAGTTCATGCCCGTGTCCTCGACGTTCCACACGTCGCCGACCGCGTTCCCGGTGGCCGGCAAGGCGTTCTGGCTGGCCTTGGAACCCTTGTACTTGTAAGCCGAGGCAACTGCCGCGTTGACCGCGGACTGGACTTCAGAAGCCGTCTGGTAGCCTTTGGAGGCTATCGTGGCCTCCACTTCGTCGGCGGTCTGATACTTGCTGTCGTTGGTGAACTTCGACACGGAAGTTCCGTTGAGGAGCGCGTCGATGGTCGTGTAATGGGTTATGCCGTTGTTCTCGTTCTGCGTTGCGGGAATCCGCATCATGCTGGGAATGCCCGTCTTGTCAACAGGAAGCTTTTTCGTCAGGCTTCTGATGGCGGCGTTCTCTTCTGTTTCACCTGTTCCGCCATTCTTTACCGCTATGGGGAAATGCTGGCCAACGAAACTGTAAATGTCCGCTACCAATTTTCCTATTGGAAGTCTCTTGGAAAGACCCGAAGTAGGACTGTCCGAGACGACAAGGAGCCCAGCGGTTGTAGGAGTCATCGTTGGAGTGTATAGCTCCGTCTCACTCGTTCCAGTTCCTCCTTGTTCGATTGCGAGGGGGAGTTCGGGAACGTCGGCGATTCCAGCTCCGATGAGATGGAACTTGCCGTTATCGAAAACGAGGATGTGCGTGCCAGCCGGGATCTTCGACACGCCGTCCAGCGGATAGTAGTCTTCAAGGCCTATGCTTATGAAGATTCCGCCTCCCTTCTGATTCTCTATGTCAGATAGGAAGCGGGCCACGATCGCCATGCCGTCATGGAGATACTTGTGGAATATGTCAAAGTTGTTTCCCGAGGCTGGGCTTTGGTCAGACAGTTCCGGGAAGCTGAGAACCAGATTAAGGTTTCCATTGTCGTCGTATCTCGCAATGTTCCTAACGAAGGTATGGGTGCATATCGAGGATATCTTGAGATCAGCTATATCACCCATCGAGCCGCTTGCATCGAAAGACACGCTCTCTGTTGTGCCGTCCGTCTTCGACCACCTTACGAATCCGAAGCCGGTGCCGCCGAACGTGGAGATGCAATAGGTGTCGCCGTATTGATATCCACTTACCACGCCGTCTTCCGACTTCATGACGACATGGCCGTTGTTCTCAACAATCTGCTCAGGTACGAGTCCGAAGTACTTGTCGAAGAAGTCAATGGAAGTTGGGGCCCTCGACACGGCATCGAACGGAACCCCGTCGTCAGCGGGAAGGTTCTCGATGATGTAGTCCTTGAGGTTGCTCGCCTTCACCTGGTAGGAATCTCCAGCCGAGAGGGCGGTGACTACCGTAGTGTCGTCGTTGACGGGGCTTGAGATCGTGCGCGCTTTCGCGACGGTTCCGAGCTTGACCCTGGCATCGTACACATTGGTCGCACCGGTGCCACCCTGCTCGATCGGCAAGGGCAGCGTGAGTGCGTCCTGTTTCTTGGCCATGGCCTCGTCGAAGTCGGCTTTGAGCACGAGCTCGGGCTTGCCCTGGACGTTGCGCCACTCCACGCCGTTCATGCCGATGGTGGTCATGGTGTAGTCGCCGCTGTTGTCCATGGCCGACCCAAGGACGCCGAGGTTGCCGTGCTCGTCCAGGAGGATGTCGCCGTCCGCGAGGTACTCGCTGGAGACGAAGGCGAGCGAGGCTTCCGATGCGGGGACATGCGTGACGGAGCCGACCTCGCTCTCCATCTTGTATGGGTCGCGCACCAGGCGCATCGCCGCGCCAGGGCGTCCTTGCCAGTCCTCGACAACGGTCCACGGTCCGCCGTCCTCGGCGAGCACGGGCTCGCTTCCCTTGACGTAAAGGTCGAACTGCTGGTCCCCATCGTAAACCACGTAGGCGGAGTTCAGCTCCGCACGATCGTACGGGGGCAGGGTCTGCGGTGTCCACACGCCGCCCTGGATCTCAACCGCCTTGCCGGGCATGCCCTGGGGGATGCCGAAGTTGAGCGTCGTCTCGTTGAGGCCCCAGTCATGGGTGGACGTGATCGTGACGGGCAGGCCGGGCTCGAGCGTCTCGACGTTGCCGACCTTGACGCTGGCGTCCTTGCCGTTCTCGCCCTTGTCGCCGGGTCGGCCCTGGATGCCGGGACGGCCCTGGATGCCTGGCTCGCCCTTGTCTCCGGGACGGCCCTGGATGCCCTGCTCGCCCTGCGGGCCCTGCGCCTTGACCTTGGTGTCAACGCCGTCGACGAACCAGTTGCCGTTCTCGCCGATGGTCGGGATCGGCACGCCAACCTCGGTGCGGGAGGTGAACGTCACGGCGTCGCCCTCGACGGCCTCGACCGTGCCGAACGCGAGCTTGCGCCACCCGCCCTCGGACAGGGCGAACGCCACGATGTCGCCAGGGCGTGGCTTGGGCTTGTCGGCCCAGCTCTTGAGCCCGTAATGGATGAGGTCGCTCACCGTGGTGACGTACGTCTTGTCATCGCGTGGGTCGAAGTCGGCGTCGCTGAGGTAGAGGCGGGATCCGTGCGCTCCGGGAGGGAGGGTGACGATGGACTCGGTCACGTGCCCGCCTCTGATGTGGCGCACTGCGATCTTTACCTTCTCGCCCTCTTGCGGGTCGTGGTTGGGCTGGCTCACCTCGAAGTAGCCGGGGTCGAGGTTCGGCGTGGTCGCGAACGCCTCGCCGGTCATGTCGTTGACGAATGCTAGCTGATAGGTGCCATTCGCGCCGTTGACCTCCACGACCTGCACGCCAGCTCCGCGGGGTCCGCGCCCGACCGTCGAGAGCAGCGGGAGCTGGTCGCCGGCGTCGCAGGCGATGTAGTCCGGGTCGTCCATGTAAGGGGCGGAGTTGTGGAAGGAGTGGAGGTTCCACTCGCCGTACTCGTCCTGGTATTCGTGAGGCGTCGTCATTATGCTCCCTTTCCGCTCTTCGGCGATTTCTTCCATCCGCCATTGTACCTGAACCCGTGGTTGTCGTCATCGCCATCCGTGTTGCCGACCGCGCGGTACGCGTTGGATACCTTGCGGAACAGGCCCGTGGCCGTCTGCTGGCTCGGGCCACCGTCGCGGTTGAGCGAGTGGAACTCACCGGAGATCCTGCGCTCCCATGGGTAGTAGTCGATCCAGTCGTCGATCCACGGGTCGTCGTCGCCTGGCTTGCTCAGCGTGATCCTGGCGGCCGTGATGGAGATCGAGGACGTTGGCGTCGCGTTGTAGTCGATGATGCCCGCGCAGTAGACGTAGACCTGGCTCCAGTCAGCGCTGTGAGCCAGCTCGTTCACGCTGTTGGCGAGCCTGCTCCATCCGATCGACGTGGCTCCGGTAAGCCAGGAGTCATGGCTCGATGCGGGCTGGTTGCGGTCGTGCGTCACCGTGCCAGAGCTGATCACCTTCACGCCGGAGTCGTAGCCGCTCGGCCCCGACGGGCCGTCCTTCAACGTGAACGAGGTCTTGCTGACGTACAGGCCATGGAACGTCCAGTCCTCGGCGTACGACCCGTCCGCGCCCACGTTGGATATCTCCGACTGCTTGCATACGAAGCTGGGGCAGCGGACGTCGATCGTGCCGTCTGCGTTGAGGCGCAGCTCGAACGTGCCGGAGCAGTAGTAGTACGCGCTCGGCAGGTCCTTTCCGGCGACGCCGACGCACGTTTCCGTGTACTTGTCTTCGAGCTTGCCGGAGGACCATGCTGCGGATACGTTGCTTGCCATGGCTACATCGCCTTGATGTCGTTGTTGACCTCGCCGTCGCGCGTGCGCAGGTACGCGGAGGTGCCGCCGGAGAACACGTTGATGTTGCCGATCGGCACGTGCGTCCCGGCCGGGCGGGTCTTGATCGTTCCGTCGGGGTTGAACGTCACGCCGTAGATCAGGTCGCCGAGGGACGCGAGCAGGTTCGCCAGCTTGTCGGCGTTGGCCTTGCTCTGCGCGTCGATGTACTCCTTCACGGTGTCGTACCCGCCGAACGCGTCGGTTGCGGGATGGCCGGTCGCGTTGAACCCGAGGTCCGCGTGCAGATGGTCGAGGTCGCGCTTGTCGCACTTGTCGATGTACTCGATCAGGTTCCTCGCGTCGATGCCGTTGATGGTGACGGTCTTGCCGTCGATCATGTTGTAGATGTCGTTCTTGGTGACGCCGACGACCTTGGCCAAGTCGTCGAAGTCGGGCACCTCCACGTCGCCGCCCTTGCCGAACGTGATCTCCGCGACCCATGCCTCGCCCGGGTTGGGGGCGTTGAAGTCCTCGCGCGTGGTCCCTTCGGGGTAGCGCAGCTTCTCGACCCAATCCGTGTGCATGGTGCGGATGAACAGGGTGGCCACGCCGGATCCAACGATCGCGTCCGGCTTCTCCTGCTCCTCGCCATCGGAAGCCACGGTCCAGATGTACGGGATCGCAGGCGTGGTCCAGCTCCACTCGGGACGGCCGGGGCGGCGGTACACGAACGTGATCGTGAACGTGCGCGGGATCGTGTAGGGGCGGAGGTTGTACTGGTAGGACAGCTCGCCGCCGTTGATGTTCTCGCTGACCCATTCGGTATGGAACGCCTTGCTGGCGTTGTCGTAGTAGCCGCCTACGAGGTGAGTCTCGTCGGTGGTGTCCGGCTCCTGCACGTACACGCGCGCGTCGTCGCCAGCTATGCCGCGCCCAACATGGGAGATGAGGGGGAGCTGGTCATCGCAGTCGGGAGCGCACCAATCGGGCGGCACGGGATGAACGTCGTTTGCGTAGAATGTCATTATCGAATCCTCTCTATCGGACCGGCGAGGATGCGGAGCTTGCCGGTCGAGACGACATCTCGGAACTCGCCTCGCGAAACCAGGACGGTGAACTCGGTGTCGACGTCGCAGGATCGGGCGTCGTCAACAGCTGCGTCAAAGACCACCCGTACGACGTGATCCTCCTCGGGGTCGATCTTTCCGACGGCCTTGAGTCCCGGTACGAAAGGCTCGAAAAATATGGAGACGTCTTCATATCCCTCTTCGGTGAGATGGATCGGGAAGCATTTCGACAAGTCGAGGTACCGTCCGGCATGGTGCCAACCCTTTCGTTCGCAGTCGTATTTGAAAGGAGGATGCTTGATGTGGTACGCGTCCTGGCAGGATCGGTCCGGGTGGTCGGGGTTCGGCCATCCGCGGTGGTCGTGCCACTCGCGGTCATGGACGTGCGTGTGCTGCGGGTGCTTCACCTCATGGTACCAGCACGGGATCGCCAGGTTCGCGGTGGCCCCGTTCTTGACGAACACCATGTTCTCCGTCGCCGTCGCCTGCATGACGCGGCGCTGGCGCTTGGGCTTCTTGAGCGTCCTGTAGGCCATGTTTCCTCCTTACGGCACGATTGCCGCTTTAACGTCGTCGTAATCCTTGAACGTCGGGTGGATGTCCCCGAACGTTCGGAAGGTCTTGCTGTCGTCGAAACCCCATACCAAGCCGACCTTGTTGGACATAGTGTAGCACTTGCCGATGAAGTGGGTCATGCGGAACCTCGCAGGGCCCTTGAGGATCATCTTGTAGCTCTGCACGCGCAGGTCGACGCGCATCCATTCGCGGTGGTCGTACCTCACCTCGTCCTCGTGGAAGCGCTTGCGAACCGTGACCTTGCGGCCGAACTGGTCGACTGCGACGATCATCGCCTCGAGGTCGCCAACGAACCGGTCGAACCTGAACTCGACCTGGCTGAGATAGATCCAACCCTGCTGAGGCTGCTGCGCGGAGAGCTCGCCAGTCTCGAAGAGAACGTCGAAGTCGGGCTCGTCCTCAACGGAGTCGTCGATCGTGGTGGGCAGGAGCGTCACGCCGTCGCCGCATATGATGCCGATGCCCTCCCTGCCCATCTCGTGGTCGAGGTGGATCATGCCGAGGATCGGCTCGTCGGTGTCGATCGAGTACGTCCACCACGCTTTCGCGTCGATGTCGTAGCAGAAGAGCAGGTTGTCGAGCTCGCCGCCGCCGCGCCCGAACGCGAGGTAGAGCACGCCGTCGGCCTCGAGCAGCGTGGCGTCGGACAGGTGCTCGCCGATCTTGTCGATGAACACGGGCTTCACCGGGCCGCTCACGTAGTTGGCCCTGATCTGGCTGTTGTACTCCATCGTCATCGTAGTCAGCGCCAGGCCGTACCTGCTGACCGAGTACAGGCCGTCCTCGCAGACGAGCGCCCCGCGGTAGCTCTTGCAGCCGACTGCGCCCGCCACCTGCTCCGCCTGCCAGGACTTCATGCTCTGCTCGTTGGAGATGGTGACCGTGTTCTCCACCAGATTGAAGCGCTGCTCCCTCGAGCTGTTCGGGGAGTCGCATAGCATGGTGACGATGGAAGCGCCGCTCTGCGTCTTGTACTTGGTGACGACGCGTATCTCCTGGCCCGTGCCGGGCTCGACGTCGACGAACCCGCCTCCGGTGCCGGGGGAGATGCTGAACAGGTTGCCCGGGTTGCCGCCGATGTAGAGGCGGTACGGCTGCTCCTTGTCGCCCCAGAAGTACATGCGGCCGTCGATGCACGTCACGTGCGACGCAGGGACGCCCTCGGTGTAGTTCTCCGTGGGGGACAGCAGGTTGGCCATGGGCCACATGCTCGTCACGTCGAGATAGCCGATCCAGGAGAACGACCAGTCGCCGCCGTCCGTCATGTCGGTGCGGCCCGCGAACTGGAGGCTGGACGCGTTGTCCACGTTGTAGTAGATCTCCGCCGCCACGATGCCGTAGCCGGTTGGGGCCTTGCCGTTCACCTGAAGGAAGCAGCCGGAATGCCACTCGTCCACGGGGTAGTTCGAATAGAAGCTGATCTGCCTCGAGCACTTGGTCGGCCCGTACTTGTTCACGTAGCTGTACGCGATGCCGGTGCGGAAGCAGCACTCGTTCGTCATCTTGTCGGACAGCTTGAGCGTGCCCCTGGGCACCAGGTTCGACATCGCCAGCGGGTCCGGGTCGGGAACCTTCTTCGCGTTCGATATGGAATGGGTTCCGACCTCGCCTGTCCAGAGCTGGTTCTCGGCAGTGGTGCCGATGAGCTTCCCATCGTAGTACGCCAAGGACTCCCAATGGTGCCCCTTGGGGTTGTTGTCCACGATGTTCACGAAGCCCTCGAGCTTGCCGTCCCTGCCGTAGCTCCCGTAGGCGATCTTGCCGGACTCGGTGGCGATGTAGAGCTCGCCGTCGATCAGCACTGCGGCTTGGGTGAGGCGCTCCCCATCGGGCGCGGGGAACGCCATGTAGTCCTGGTTGCGCGTCTCGATCGTCTTGGCGGTCGTGACGAGCGCGTTGTTCTGGACCACCACGTAGTTCATCTGCAAGTCAGCCTGCTCGGGTCCGCGCTCATGCACCTCGAGGTCGAACTCCCTCGGGGACTCCTCGAAGTTGCAGCCGCCGAACTGCTTGAACACCTGAAGGCGCGGTTCGGAGTTCGACGTGCGTCCCCCGCCCTGCGCCCTCTTCTTCGATTGCGACTGCTTCTGAGCCATCGTCTCCCCTTACAGCACCGGGACGTAACCCAGGATGCAGGTGTCGTACGTGTCGGTAGTGGTGTGCGCGGAGTCGTTCTCGCGCATGGCGGACAGCAGCTTGGTCGCCTTGTCCGTCAAGAGCTGCACCATCTCGGCGCAGCTGGGGTCGCCCTCGGCCCGGTACGCCGCCGTCTTGTAGATGATGTACAGCGGGTCCGGGAGCCATTCGAGCACCCGGTCGTGATACGCCTTCGGGCAGTGCTCGGGGCAGCTCCCGTCGCAGATGTGCAGGGGCTCGATGTACCGCACCACGTCCGTCTCGATCAAGCACCCGCACTCATGGCGGGTCCATGGGCGGTTGAACGTGAGGACGTTGCCGACCGTGAAGGCGCGCTGCCCCCACTCGTCGACGTTGGCGCGGCCCCATTCGTCGAACATCTCCACGGATCGGCGGTTGCCGGAGCGAGCCTCCTCGAAGGGGATCTGCTCCACCGCGAGCCGATGATGCGGGCGGTGCAGGCGCACGGCGTCGTTGAAGCCGGTGCACACCTTGTACACGTCCTCCGGGATCTCGAACTCCTGGATGCCATGACGGGGGTTGCGGGCGATGCCGATATCCCAGCGATCCCGTAGGAATTGCCAATCCTGTTCCTTCTGGAACTCCTGGAGGACGAGGTTCGCCTCCATGACGATCTCCTTGAACTTGTCGGAATGGCAGTGGAACGAGCCCTCGAGGGACTCGTCCACGTCAAGCCTTACCTTGTACTGGGCGTACAGCACCTGCTGCACGAGCTCCGCTATGGTAAGCCCCCTAGGCATTTCAGCACTTGCCCTTCTTGCCCTTGCCGGCCTTCTTCTTGGCGTTCTTGACGGCCTCCTTGAAGCCGCCCTTCTTGCCACCCTTGGGAGGGAAGGAATCGTCTTCCTTGCCGCCCATCTTCTTCTTGTCGAAAGCCATGGTTACTCCTCCTCGTCTTCCATGTCGAAGTCGTTCTCAGAACGCTTCGGCTTCTTGGTTTCTGATGCGGGGCGCTTCTCCTGCTCCTCGCCATCAGACTCCTTGCCAGCTCGCATCAGGAACTCCTCGCACAGATCCTTGATCTGAGTGATGATCCCAACGGCGTCCTTGTCGGGGCTGGGGACCTTGGTGCGCCCATGCTGACCGGGCTCGTCGGGCTCGATGCCCATGATCAGCGTCATCATATCATCGTCGAACGGCTGCTTGCCTGCCATTTACATCCTCCCATTGAATCTGTTCACGAGCCTGCTGAAGTAGTCGGTGCCGGTCAGACGGTTGCGCGGTGCCGTGTCGCGCGCCGCTTGGGCCGAGTTGTCCGGCATCATGTACCCGGAGAGGACCGCCATATTGGGATTGACCTGGTTCTTCTTTGCGAACCCCTCAGCTCCGACGCTCGCGTCCCCCTTGCCGGGCTCGGCGAACAGCGTCGGGTTGATGTTGTTCAGGTTCGCGGACAGGTCGCTCTCCATGTCCCGGAGCGCCTTCTCGGCGTTGATTGCCGCGTCGTTCTTGGCGACCTGGTTCTGGTTGAACGAGTCGTCGTAGGAGTTCTGCACCTGGTCCTGGTTCACCTGATGCTGGGTCCAGTAGGTGTTGTTCTCCTTGTCGTTGCGGTTCTCCATCATGCGCATGAAGTTGCCGAGGGTGCTGCCGTTCATCGCCTGGTTCATGGAACCGAGCAACCCGAGCGCCGAGTTCTGCAAGTCGCGCTGCGCCTCGAAGCGGTCTGAGCTGGTCTTTCGGGAGTTCTGCTTGAGCTGAACGTCCGCGAGCCTGCGGTTCTGCTTGTTGGCGAAGTCGTAGTTCGCGATCTGCTGGTTGAACTGGTTGCGCGTGGCGTCGGCGTTGGACTTGGCGATGGTCGTCAGGTTGTTCGCCGCCTTGCGCTCTCGCTCGGTCACCTCTGCGTTGTCGTAGTCTGCCATGTTTCGCTCCTAGCTGCGAAGCGGGGGCGGAGGGCAATGCCAGCCCCGCCCCCGAATCTGCTTCGCCTCTCGCTACGCCCCTGCGGGTGCGGTGACGGTCACGGTCACGGTAGCGGTCTTGGTAGGATCGCCGACCGACTTGTAGGTGATCGTCGCGGAGCCTGCGGTCACGCCGGTGATGACGCCGTTGTCATCGACCTTGGCGACGTTCGCCGCGTCGGAGATCGCGACCCAGCCCTTGTCGAACTTGCCGGTGCCGGAGACGGTCACCTGCGGCGCTGCCTGCTGGCCGGCCTTGATCGAGATGGCGGTCGGGGCGACGGACAGCTCGTCCACCGTCGGGTCGGTGAAGTCGTTGTCCACGATCTCGACCTTGAGCGACGGGGTGCCGACGTTCTCCTCGGCGTCGACGATCAGCAGGATGCCGTGGGACAGCTGCGGGATGACCCAGGCGTCGTGCTTCAGGTCGAACACCAGCTCGGTGAACTTGCCGCGGGTCTTGCCGCGGTCGGTTTCCATCGCGCCGTACTCCTCGCCCAGCTGCGCTGCCGGACGGTAGACGGCCATGCCGATGACCTGGCGGCGCGTGATGGGGGCCACGGGGCCGGTCGGGTTCGCGATGCCCTGGCCGGGGTAGCCCTGCCACGGGAAGTCGTCCAGGGAGTTGACGCCCCAGTCGAGGTCCTCGTTGTTGGCGGACTCGGCGGTGCCGTAGTACGGTGCGCCGGACGGCATGGACATCGGGTAGTTCGTCACGATCTGCTCGAACTTCTTCGTCTTCTCGTTGAAGTACGTGCCGATGTAGTTCGTGGCGCGGGTGCGGCTCGAGGCGGCCAGCTCGGTCTGGAGCTTGATCACGCCGTCGGGGGCCTTGATCGAGTTGATCACCATGTCGAACGCGGCCTTGCCGTCGGGGGAGTGGACGACGTTGTTGTTGGCGTCCAGGTAGACCTTCGGGTAGTACTGCGACGGGATGGTGAAGTCGAAGTCCCAGCCCATGAAGCGCTCGAAGCGGCCCTCGACCAGGGCGTCGTACGCCTTGTCGGACGCGGGCATGGTGCCGGGGACGCCGATCAGGTTGGACAGCAGGTCGTCCTTGTACGCCTTGTCAAGCAGGATGACGCGGTTGTCGTTCGGGATGAACAGGTTCGTCCACGCCACGTCGATGGCGTTGAGCATCGGTCGGACGTTGAGGCTGTCCCACTCGATCGCCTTGATCGGGGCGAACTCGGGCTGGAAGGACAGGCCCTCGTAGGGACCGGGGGACGCGATCCACTGGCCCTCGCAGTCGAACATCGCGCCTTCCTTGGCGTGAGTCTGCACGAAGCGGCCGGAGATGTGGCCGTTGGCGATGGCGAAGAAGTTGTACTTGTCGATGTGCGGGCCGAGGATCTCCTTGTCCCAGATGGACTTGGCCTTGGAGATCGTCTCGGCGGTGGACATGTAAGCCTCGCCGCCGGTGTACGCGCTGGACTGGGTTGCGGTGCCGAAGTCGCCGATCTCGCCATGGTACTGCTTCTCGTCGAAGACGCGCCATGCGATCGACTTGTGCTGGCCGGAGGTGAACACGCGGCGCGTGAAGCGGACCGTCTGGAACGGGCCGTACGCGGAAGCGCCCCAACCGTCGCGCCCGGTGACCTCGGGGGAGTTCGGGCCGGTGAGGCCGTTCAGACGGCGGTCGTCGTAGTCGAAGATGCGGTCCGACACGAGGATGTCGTCGTAGGCGTAGGCCTCGTCGTTGTTGGCGATCTTGACGCCCTTGCCGGTGAAGATGCCGATGGAGTAGCGAGCGGGGAGGAGCCGGTTGTCCTCAATAGCCGCCTTGTTCCAGATCATCGGCGAGATAGGCTGAGCCATGTTGTCTCCTTACTTCGTAGCCTATTTCCAATGTCGCCGAGTCAGCGACATTATATCACATCACAGATACAGCATGTCCTCGTAAGAAAGCGCTTGCTGACCTGGGATTTCTTCTTGGTCGGAAGGGGCTGGCGACTCGGCGAAGCTGCCCTCCCCCTCCGGCATGGCGGCAGCGGGAGCAGGATTCCCCTGCTGCATGGGAGCTTGCGACCCGGCGATGGGTTCCTGCGCAAGTTGTTCCTGTTGCTGAGGCATGGCCTGCTGCATCTGATCGAGCTGCATCTGCTGATCGTTGATCTGCATTTGCTGGCTGTCCATCTGCTGCTGCATGCCGGAGAGCATGTTCTTGGCTATCTGCGTGGACAGCGAGTCGGCCATGGTCATGGCGATGTCGGTGCCGGACAGCTCGATCATGCGCTTGGTGATGGGAAGCAGGACCTCGTTCTCGATGACGGACCGGTTCTGCTCGGACCATCCGTTGAGGTTCTGGATGAGGGGCTGGATCATCGTGGTCAGCTTTTCGAGCATCTGGTCTTCCTTGCGCTGGATGAGCGAGCCTGACCTGACCCGGAACTCCATCGCGTCGGAGGACAGGGCTGAGAAGTCGAACTCGACCTTGTTCCCGTCGATGCAGTCGAACTCCTCGATGTCCATGAGGCGGCGGCGCGTCTCCTCGTTCACCGTGATCCACCTCTTGCCCGTCATGGCGTTGACGTACATGCGGAGCGCCTGCTCCGCCCAAGACTGGATGAACGATTCCACGCGCTTCTGGTACTGGTTGATGTTGATCGTCTTGGCCTCGACCTGGGCCTCGACGCCGGGAGCCGTCTTGGAAAACGTGGTGCCGGAGTCCTTGGCGACGGTGCCGTCGGTGACGTTCAGGCTGCGGAGCATGGACGCCGCCACGGCCTCGCGCGTCGTGGTCCATCCGGACAGCACGGCGTTGTCAATCTTGACCGGCTCGACCTTCGCGTTGTTCGGGTTGTTGCCCATGTTCCAAATGGCCCGAGGCCTGTACTGGTAGGAGCTCGGGTTCGTCTCCCAGCCAGCCACCATGATGGGAGGCTCCATGGCGAGCAGCAGGTTCTTGTACGCGCTCGTCTGGAAGAGGTCGTTGAACTGCTGGTCCGCGAGGAGGAACTCGACCTGGCTGATCCCGATGGGGAAGTCCGCGTCGGGCTCAAGCACCAGGAAGTTCCATGGGATGCCCTTGCGGGGGTCGTAGTTCTTGACCTTGCGGAACACCGCGTTGAGGCTCGGCACGTAGGTCACGAACTCGTCTGCCCCGCGGCGGTACTCGGTGATGAGCTCGAGGCTCTGGATCGCAGTTGATCCTTTCATACGGTCGGCCATCTTCTCGGACTCGGCCATTTTGGACGAGAACATCTGCTCGTCGATAACGTATCTGATGGTGTCGCGCTCGTACGTGCTGTCGTAGACTTCGCCGTCGTCGTCCAGCAGAGCCATCACCTCGTCCTTGGAAAGGTAACTGCGGTGGTACACGACCTCCGGGTAGCAGATGTCGGCGCAGTCCGGGTTGACGAACACATCGGACCACTGCTCGAGGTTGAAGCTTATGCGGACGCTGCCGTCCCAGCTCTTCACGAAGCCGGTTCGGACGGGCGCGAAGGCGTAGATGAACGACATCTTGAACGCCTTCGTCAGGTTCGCCATCATATCCAGGCCCTCGAACTCCGATTGCATCACCTTGTTCTCGAAAATGAAGTTGAGCAGCACGGACTCCTTCGTGCCCTTGTCGTACTGCGTGACCAGCTCGCCGTCGGGGACGCGCTGGATGGTGTCGGCCAGGACCTTGCGCAGGATGTACTGCGTGCTGCCCTCGCTGAAGTACTTGGTCTTGCCCTTCTTGATCGACCACTCGTGGATTGACTTGTTCTTGGCGAGCAGGCCGTAGAGCTCGTGATGGGCGGTGCGCTGCTGCATCTGCGCCTTCGCGGTGTTGAACCGGCCGATGACCTTGCATGCCTTCTTGTCCTTGATGGAGTCCTTCGAGACGTTCCAGCGCTTCTCTCTCTGCATTAGAAGTCAGACCTCCTGTAGGCTTCGCGGCTTCCCTTCGTTTCGAAGTTGGGCCGGAGGTACGTTTTCGTCGCGCCGTACGGCTGACGCACCGACATGCCCTTGGCGTAGTCGGCGTTGACGCTCCTCGGGTTGCTGTATATCTTCGGGCTGTACGAGGTGCCGCCGCCGTAGCTGGAGCTGCGCCCGCCGTACCGGGTCCACGTCCTGTACGGTAAGCTGTAGTTCCCGCCGCCCTTGCCGTCCTTATCGTATATCCCCTGCTCGATTTCATCAAGCTGATCCATGTCGATGCCGATCGCGGCGGCGCTGTCCTTCTGGGTCATGTCCTTGATGGAGTCGGGGAGCGAGTACTCGCTGGGAACGTACGAGCGCTGGCCAAGCGTGGACGGCTGGCTGTTGTCGTACGGGATGTTCAGCTGCTCGTCCGGCGTGGTGAGATCACCCTGCCCGCCGAAGATGACCTGGCCCGCGTACCTTCCGGCATCCTGGCCATAGTCGATCGGCTCCGTGTCGAGCAGAAGGTTGTGAACGAAGTTGAGGTCGGTGAGGCCCTCGACGTACCAGTTGTTGATCGTCTCCTCGTTGTAGCCGCGGTCCGTCGGGTCGACCGTGGTGAACGGGAGGAAGCTGGTCGGATGGTTGCCTCGAGGGACGAACTCCTTCTTGATGTTTTTCCCGGTCAAGGGAGCGAACAGCCACTCCCACTCGGTAGCGGGCGAGCCGTCCTCATGCGTGTAGACCTCGTTCCAGTCCGTGATCAGGCGCTCGTAGCCTGCGTCTCGCCACGGGATGGAATCGGATTTCAGCCAGTCGTTCACGTAGTCGTAGTACTGGCTGATCTTCTGGTTCATCCGGTTCCTGGCGTTGGTGCCAACGGTGTAGTCGGCGTACTCGCCGGAGTTGAGCCTCATCACGTAGTCGTTGCGGAGCAGGGCTATCTGCCTGTAGCAGTAGTCGATGGCGTTCACGCGCGCGTTGTAGGAGAGCGAGAAGCCGTTTGCGATCGCCTGCTCAGGTGAGGTGAAGCTGTCGATGTCGGCGAGCACGTCCTCGGCCTTGGCGTCGAGCCATGCCGTGCGCTCCTCGGCGCTGTCCTGCGGCGCGTCGTTGAAGTCGAAGTCGTTCTTCGCATACCAGACCATGCGCACCGGGTCCTTGCGCGTGGCTATCGGCATCTCGAACCAGGCGTAGCCTGTCTTGTCCGTGGTGCCGTCGTCGAGGAGCTGGTGGTTATGGAACATGTTGTTCATGAGCGCGTAGACGAAGTTGGACTTCGAGTCGCGGCGGCGCATGATCTCCTGGTAGTCGTCGACGTTCTTGGTGCGCTGCTCCATCTCCGCCGTCTCCGCGTCGTAGTTGTCGCGGTCGTAGACCTTGGTGGCGCTGCGATCGCGGGCGTCGTCGCCGACGATCATGGTGTCGCGGGAGAGCAATGGGAGCAGGTTGTTCACAGGGTAGGGCGTGAGCTTGCGGATCGGCTCAGCGATGAGGTAATGCTCGACCATCGCGCGGAAGAACGACTCCGGGTTCTCGGGAACCATGTACTCGTCCTCACCCATGCGGGCCATCAGAAGCTCTGCGTTCTCGCCGGAGTGCGTCATGATCTCGAGAACGTCGAGGACGGAGGAGCCCTCGGCCATGTCGTACACGCCGGACCAGAACACCTTCGCTCCCCGATCGGAACCGTAGTGGTTGGTCACGGCGAGTGCCATGCCGAGCGGGAGGCCCCAGCCAACGAGGTCGTTCATCCACCATGCGGGAATGACCTTGGCACCGGTTCCGTCTCCGAGCTTGCCGCCGATCGAGTACTCCACCCAGTCGAAGATGTTGTAGTCCTCGGGAGGCTCGTCGAGCCCGAGCAGCTCGATGATTCCCCAGTACAGCAAGCCGACGAGAAGTTGGTCGCCGAGCTTCATGGCGTCGTACACCATGTTCTTAGCGAGGCCGTCCCTGAACTCGTCCAGTCCGCCGAGCTGATAGTTCGACATATCGCTTTCAAGAGTACCTCGCGTCCAGTTAATGCCATGAAGAGCGAAGTAGGAAATCGTGTTGGAGAACGGAAACAGAGCCTGGATAACATTGACACCATAGGTAGTGTAGGTATCAAGGGCAGTGCTAACCACGAGGTCGGTGAGGCCGTTGCGCTTGAGGAACAGCTGGATCTGACGCTGAGCTGGGTTGATGCGCCCGGTGGTGAGATTCGTCGTGGAAAGGAACGCGTCCGTCATCTCTGGGAACGCGAGCATTTCCTTGACGAACTGGCCGTAGCCCTTGCTCGCGATCGCCTTGTCCATCGTCTCGGCGTCGATGTAGCGCTTGCCGTTCTTTTTCGCGATCGCCATGTTGATCATGAACATCTCGAGCATGCGCTTGTTGTCCATGCCCCTCGTTCCCATGTTGCCAGCCATCATGTTCGATGTCAGGTTGTTGAGGGCGTTGACCATGCGCATTTTCCTACTAGGATCCTTCTGCTCTCCGATCATCTGGTTGAGGAACTTCTTGACGTCATCCTTGGTAAGGGCGAGTCCATCTGCACCCGAGAAGGCTCTAAGAGCCTCGATGCCACCAACGCCTGCGAGGAGCTGGACAGCTTCCAAGTTTTCCTTAGCTTCTGATGCGGTGGCAAGGTCCTTGGTATAGTTCTTGACGACGAACCTTTCCATGTCGCCTTCTTGGAAGTACTTGGACTTCTCCAGCTTCCCCATCGCCCGGTGCATCAGATACTTGTTGGCAAGGATGGCGTAGCCGTTTCCCTTCCAATGCTCGCCGTAGTTGCCGATGATCGCTCCGACGTTGCCGACGAGGCCCATGCTCTTCATAGCCGCGCCGACAAGGTGGCAACCTTCTCCGAAAGAGTTCTCGCGCTTGACCCATTGCTCGTCGAGGAAACGCCCGTCCTCCATGCGACGGGTCTTGCGGAACACCTGGTTCTTCAACCTGTCCACGCCCTCGCGCACCCTGCGGTCGCGCTCCTCCATGGCGGATATGATCTGCGGGTCGCCGTTCGCGTTCTTGAGCTGGCTCGTCTCGTTCATCATCTGCAACGCCGTGAACTCCGCCTCGGCGGTTATGCCCCAAGCGCGCGCCTGGCCCGTCATTCCGTCGAGTGAGAGCAATGCGCGCATGCCCTCGTATATGGCGTAGCGCTGGCTCAAGCCGCCTTGGCCGCTGTGCTCGGTGTTCGCGACGAGCGTCGGGAGCGTGTTCTGAAGCCATTCCTGGCCGATGACCTGCTGGATCTCACGAGTGGACATGTTGTGCCACTTGGAGTTCGGGTTCGCCTTGAGGCGCTGAAGCAAGAACGAAGGGCAGTACCCGAGCGGGTAGCACCTGGTGTTGTACATGAACGGCTGCTCGCCGGGGATTATTTTGAACGGGTTGGTGTAGTTGGTCATCTTCATCGAAAGCTCGATGTCGCGACAGAGCCTCACGAGCGTCTCTTCCGGGAGCTCGAACTGGTCAGCGGGAACGCCGCCTATGTTGCCCTTTGTGTCGACGGTGATGCCGCCGCGGATGAACACCAGCGCGAGGCAATCGGAAAGCGACACGACGTCCTTCCCTCCGAACAGGTCGGCGACAAGCTCGAGATGCTCCCGGCATCGCTTGGTGAGCTCGCGCCTGTACACGCCTGCGCCGTTTCTCTTCGGAGCCTCAACGACGATCAGGTCCTCTCCCTCGATCTTCACCTTCCAAGGGTACTTGATGAAGGAGACGATCATCTCGCGGAACTTGATGCGCTTGTCGTACTCGATCTCTTCCTCGCGGGTGCGCTCCTCGATCGGCTTGTTCTCGAAGATCTCCTCAGACGGGTACGCCGTCGACGGGCTGCCCGGGTTCTCGAGCTTCTGGTAATTGCGGGTCGACTTGTCGATCATCTCCTTGACGATCTGGTCGTCCTTCTTTTTCTTCGCCTTGGGGATGAGGATGTCCTCCCAGGGAGCGTTCGTCGCTTCGTCGAACCTGCTCACGCGATCGGACGCGTTTGCGGATGCCGTCGTTTGACGCTGCCCTTGCTCCTCTGCCTGAGGTTCCTCCTGAGGCTGCGCGACGGCTCCGGCGTCGTTCATCAGCTCTTCGGGATCGACCGGGATGTCCTGATCGGTGTACGGGACCTGATCGTTGGCGAGAGCTGCGACGGCGTTGGGCTCGATCGGGGCGACCATCTTGTCGATCGGGTTTGTCTTTCCGCGGGACTCGTCGACCGCTTCCATTTTGTAAAGGATTCTGGGAACGATCTTCTGCTTGCGGGTCCTCCCCTTGACGCGCTTGCCGCGATTCTTCTTCTCTTGTCCCTTCGCTTTGTGCTCGACGATCTCTCCGGTTTTGCCCGTATCGACGTAACCGGTCGCCCTCATGCTTTCGGGAAGCTCGTTGAGGTCGACGTCTTCTTCCTCGTAAACCGTCGGATCTTCGGAAAGGGCCTTGGCAACGGCGTCGGCAGCGATGGGGGAGGGGGCCTTCGGCTTCTCGTCCCTCTCCTTCGGCTTGGTTTGCTGAGGCCTCCTTTCGGACTCCATCGTCTCGGGAGCGTCAGCCTGCCTCTCTTCGCCTTCTTTCTCCTTCTGCTCCTTCAGAAGTTTAGCTTGGCGTTCTCTCTCATCCCGAGCTCGCTTCGCCCCGTCTGCGTTCTCCTTGGCTATCTTGGCATCGGCTGCAGCCTGATCTGCAGCCCAGTTTTTAGTCTCGCCGTATCCAGGACTGCGAGGTTCGCCTCCTTGCTGACCTTGTTGCTGATTGCCGTCGCCTTTTTCCTTGTATTCTTTTCCAAGTGGGGTGATGCCATCGTTGCCACCATGATTCGTGCTGGAGCCAAGGGAACCTGCTACCTTGTTGCTGTCGACTTTGCTTGGATTGACTCTTGAAGTCATGCTACGCTTCCTCTACTTCCTGCTCCATATCCATGCTGTACATGGCAGCGTTCTCTATTTCGGAAAGGTCGGACTGGCTGTACTGCATGATCCTCCGGAGCTCGTCCCCGTCGCTCGGGTTGATGCCGGCGAGAAACGTGGTCACCTGCGTCTCCATCGTCGACTCGGATCCGTTGACGCTCGGCTTCTTCATGGCGGAGAAATCCTCGCCGAAGAACGACCAGCCGGTGAACACGCATCCGCGCTTCCAGAAGATCTTGTTCGGATTGTACCAGCTTCGACGGGGTATGAGCATCCGCATGACGCCATGTTCTTCGAAACTGTCCTTGTTGACCACAGGGGAGAAGAGCTCGTCTCCGGTTGCGTTGAGGTCGTTGAAGCCGTTGGGGCACAGGTCAGCGTCCATCATGTGATGGAACTTCATCCACATGTCCTGGTACTTGTAGCTCTGCTCGAACATGCAGGAGAACTCCCAGTAGATGTTTGACGTGTAGTAGACCTGCTTGCCCTGGTCGTTCGTCGTGATGAACCGGTTCGCGAGGTAGTCGGACGGTGTGCCGCCGTTGTCCCAGAACTTGCGGATCTCGCTCACGAGGAACGCGTTGATCTCCTCGTTTTCGTGGAACTTGTACTTGCCGTCGAAATACAGGTTGATCCTCTTCTGCCCGTTTATCTCCTCTTCCCAGAACTCCCTGTTGAGGCGAGCGGACTTCAACGCTTCCTTGAGCTCCTTGTCGTCGGGGAAGCTCCCCTCGACCTCGGCGAAGTTGTACTTGCGCTTGCGGGCGAAGAACATCATCGTCTCCATCGTCTTTATGCGCCGGTCGGTTCCGCCTCGGCGGGAGCTCGTCGTGGCCGCGGCGTAGCATCCGTCGATGGGGGTGCCGTCCCAAAGGTTCAGGCCCTCGAGCTTCTTGGCGAACCACATCATCATCTTGTTGGCAGCGCCAGCGCCCTCGTGCATCTTGACGTACTGGTCGTCGAGATCGCCTACGAAATGGCAGTTGAGGTTGATCGTCGAGTAGCCCGAGGCGAACTTTTCGTCGATGGTGAGGCTGTCGACGTCGTACCTCGTCGGCGCGCTCATCTTCCCGCGCATATCGAACGGGATGATCGGCGCGAGCACCTTCTTCGGCGCAGCCATCTTGTTGCGATCGTAGATCTTCGCCTCGACCCAACCGACGATCTGACCGGCCCTGTTGCCGTATTTCATCTGCCCGTTGATGTCCGCGTACTGGTAGTTCATCCGGTACTCGTTGATCAAGGCGTCGATGCGCTTCTTGTGATCCTCGAACCCAGGCGTTCCCTGAGGCATGCCGTAATCGAGCTCGAACTCCTCGGGGAACCCGTTGACGATGAACTTCTCGATGGTGACCGACGACGCGAAGCTCATCTCCACGCTGGCGTCAGGAAAATCGCGGAGCGCGTTCTTGAACAGGTCTTCTTTCCTGATCTCCCACGTGGTGTTCCAACGCGGCTTGAGCCTGTTCTTCAGGGCGTTGAACGCGATGGCCATGGAGTCGCCGAGCTTGAACTCGTTCAGCTCGTCCTCGTACATCGTGACGGCGCGGTCAGGATGCGCCTGGAAGATGCTCCACGCGCCACCGTCAGTGTGGTCGTACATGCCGTTCAATCGGATGTCGAACATTGGGAGGATGAACCCGTCCTTGAACGGGACGAGGTTCTCCCTCAGCTTCGGCTTCAGGTACTTGACGCAATCCTCGCCGACGTAAACGGTGTTGCCGAACCTGTACGCGGTGTCCATCGCCTGGTTGACGATCTCCTCATCGAGCGGCTTCCCATCGACGACTTCGCTGTCCAGCACCAGCATGGCGTTCATGCCAGGGGCCTGATGGTATGTGGAACCCACGATGCCGATCGGCTTGTACGCTCCCCAGAACTTCAGCGAAGACTTCTCCTTGCCGAACATCTTCTTGTTGGCGTTGAGAAGCTTCTGCGCCCGGTCCTCCAGCCACGCGTCGCTGTGGACGCCAACCTTCGTCGCCTTGACGATATGGTCAAGGAGGTCGAAGTTCCTCTCGAACGAGGAGGCAGTCTCGTTGATCACGGGATGGAACCAGGACTTCGCGGACACGCGCACGTTCGCGAGCACCTCGTTCGGGTTCACGACCTCATGCAGGCCAACCTGATCGGCGATGGCTTGCGCGGCTTCGGACAATTCCTTGAACACCGCCCGGTCAACCATGTCAGCCGGGAGCTGGTGCTTGATGGCCGTCGCCAGCTGCTCGATGGATCGGAGGACCAGGGTGCGCTCGTCCTGCGTCTCGAGGATCATGAGGTCTGCTATGCACATGCAGTTCGCGAGCGTCATGTCGTTGTACTCCAAGTCCTCGTTCGCCTGCTTGATGACCTCGGCAAGGTACTGGGTGGCCACGATGCGGCCCATCTTCGGATCCGTCTCGGATCGGTACGCTTTCTTCACCTCCTCGAGAAGATTCCCAACGTCGGTGTACTTGTCGAACTTCGTGATCGAGTTGTACTTGTCAACGCCGAACTTCTTGATCTTGAGGTTGTGAGCCTCAGCGCCGTCGTCGCGTTTCGTCATCAACCAGGACACGACCGTGCAGAGCTGCTTGTTCGGGTTCGTGCTCGACGTCTTGTCCTTCACGATGTACCCGTCCGGAACCTCCACGACGAAGTTCTCGCCGTAGATGTCGATGAGCTCCTGAATATGGTCCTCGATGGTCTGGTCCTTGCCGAGGCCATCGCCGATCGTCACGAATCCGATGCCAACGCTGTCCCTGATGTTGGTTCGCGCTCCCTTGAGCAGCGCCCAGTCTTCGCGGGGGATGTTGGTGAAGTCAGCGTACTTGTCCTTCGGGGCGAGCAATGCGACCCACGGGAACAGCAGGTGGGAGGTCGTGCCCTCCACGCCGACGGAGATCTGCGTCTTCGCGCCGTTGAGTTCCTGCCTGACGTCGAAGTACGCGCTGAAGGACTGCTTGTCCTTGATCTGGTACTTCGCGTCGGTGAGATTGATCTCGCCGGATTTGAGCGCGCCGGTGCTCTCGAACGCCTCAACGAGGTCGACGGATCCGGCGAGCTTCGTGCTCAGCAGGTCGATGGCGCAGGCTTGGAGCGTCTCCTGGATGGAGCTGTCCATGCTGTTGGCGTCCTCCTTGAGAACCGTCTTGTCGCCGGTCACCTTGTCCTCGATCGACTTGGTCCACTCCTCGCTCCTCACGTTCTGCGTGAGCGAGAACCCCTTGCCGTCCTTGAGCGTCAGCAGCGGGAAGTCCCCCGTCTCCCTCTTGATGACGGCGAACTTGAACACGAGCTCGAGAGCCAGGCGCTCGGCCTTCTTGTACTCCTGCCGCATCAGACGCGACGGCTTGTTGTACGTCTCGGACAAGCCGGATACGAGCGCTCCGAATCCCGGTCGGTCGCGCAGCTTGTACAGCGCCTTCTCCCGGAGATGCTCCTCGGTCGTCATGTCGACGCTGAGGCAGTGCGACATAGAGTCGTCCAGGCTGCGGTCGACGGCAGTGAACGCGCCGCCGTTGCCGAAGTTCTTGACGTGCATGCGGTGCATGCGGAAGCCCGCGGCGACGTTCGGATGCGCGAGCATCCACTCCCACACGTCGGATTCCTTCGGGTTCGGCACGCCGATGAGCTTCTCGGCCGTGAGCGTGACGGGCTGGCCGTACTTGTCGTAGACCCTGAGCTCCTCGCCAGGGTACGCGAACAGGCGCGCGAGATCCTGGTACGAGATCTTCTCGTAGCTCTGCTGTCCGAGAACGCGATCATCTGTTCTGTACACATCGCTGAATATGCCGCCATGCAGGCAGTAGGAGAGAGCCGCGTACAAGGCGTTGACTGCGCTGTGCTGCTTGGATTTCTCGGACTGGCCATACTGCTTGTCGAGAGCGGAGTTGAGGGCGTCGTAGAACACGTCGTCGGGAAGCTGAACGTGCATCTCCGGATTGTCTGCGAGGAACTTGAAGTAGTCGCGCAGGTTGCCCTTATGGTTCTCCCTGGCCTTTTCGATGTCCTTGCGAAGGTCCTCGCGCTTGCGCTTCGCCCACGAGTTGTAACGGCCCCTGAAGTCCCGGGTGATGTCGAAGATGCTCTTCGCGCCCGCCTTCATAGAGGTGAACGAGGGGCTGTTGTCCTCCTCGAGCATCGCGGAAACCTCGTACTGCGTCATGCTGTCGTACTTCTCGTGCCAGCGCACCACGTCAGCGAGGACGCATCTCTTCACGTCAGCTCCGACGTCAACGTCCATGAGGAAGTCGAGAAGGCCGTCATGGGTTGGATGGTCCCAGTACGTGACGCCGGTTCCGCGCATCACGCCGTCGTCGTTCCAGAACGGCGAGTAACCGTACAGCGTTCTGAACATTCTCTTGCCAGGGTTCTCTCTCGACATCTTTATGATGTTCTCCCAGCCCCGGTGATCAGCGGAAACGGTTAGCTCCTTTGCGATCGCGCGATAGGCGGCAGACCTGTTCGCGAACTCGTTGATCTCAGCCGTCACGGCGTTGTCAGCCTTCATGAGCCTGGACGTGGAAGCCTTGGCTTTGATGAGCTCGTCACGCTTACCGACCTCAGAGTCGATCCTCGACATCGCAGCGTCGACGAGCATCGTCATCCTGATGCCCCCGACCTCGTTCGGGTCCTTCGCGTCGAGAAGGCGCTGACCGTACTTCGACTCGAGGAACCCCTTCATGTTGCTCATGTTGAAGTGATCGAACATCTCACCGCCGAAAGCCCGGAGGCATTCGATGATCGTGTCGCTGGCCTCGTTGAGGGGGAGGACGCTGCCGACCCTCTCGCATTCCGCGAGTATGTTCTTCAAGTCCTTCATGACCTCGAGGATCCTTGCGCACATGGAGTCGGGAGCGGTGTACACCTGCATGTTGAAAGCGGACGCAGACGATGTCTTGTGGTTGGCGAGCGAGTTGATGAAGTCCTCGAAGTTGCCAAGGTTCTTGTTGCCAAGCGCCTTCCTTTTCGAAGCGTCGTATCTTGCCTTCTGACCGGAAGCGATCTTGTTGTACTTGGAGAACTCGCTGACGGACTTGTCCTTGTACAGCTCCTCGATCCATGCTTCTCCAGTCTGGTATTTTCCAGAGTAAGCCATCTTGTATTCCTTTGGCCTGCGGCCGTACAAGATGACGTCTCCGAACACCTTCCACATGGAGTAATTGCCGAACACCTGGATGAACGGGGTGATCGCGTCGCCGATCGTCACGCCGTCTATGCTCTTCACCAGGTCCTTGCCGCCGAACTCGATGTCGAAGTCGGAATACAAACGCCTGTTCGCCAGGTTGATCGCAGCTGACATGTTCTGGTACTCGATGACGAAATCATGCAGCCATTGCATGAACACGTCGCTTGCGAACTTGGGAGTGATCCTGTCCGTCCCAGATTCCTTGAGCGCCCTTGCGAGAGCGTCTCCGGGGAAGCCGACCTTGTCTATGATGGCCTTGCGGAGCGTCTCGCCCGCCGCCTTGGCGCGGAACGCCGCGTACTCCGCGTTCGAGATCTTCTTCGACGCGACGTAGGCCATGAGCTGAGAGTAGACCTCGTAGAAATCCTCGTCGCTCTCGAACACGAGTTTGTCGTCGAAGCGGAACATCTTCGCGATGTTGGCGGTGAAGCGGAACGCCAGGTTCTTGTTGTCGCCGCCTTCGCCGACGTACGCCATCATCTTCTCCTTGAACGCCTGGAAGTTGATCGTGTTCTTGCCGATGACGAGATCCTCTGTGATCTTGAGGATCGCGTAGTCTGCGTCGCTCTCTGCTTCTGGCATGTCGTCGTAGAAAGTCTCCCTGACGTCGCCGTCAAGCTGCTGGAACTGGATGGCGGACAGGTAATGGAGGCCGTCGTAGGTGTCTTTCAGGATGTCGGCTGCGACTTCGTAGGTGTTGTGGTACCTGGACGCAACGTTGATGATTCCTCGCATGTAGTCCGCGAGGTACTTCTCTCTGAGCTTGAGGTTCTTCGTCTCGCCGCAGTACTTGCCGAGGAGGTTGGCGAGGTACTCCTTCTCCTCCTTGGTGCGGCGCTCGAAGGCCACGTTCTTCATGTAGTCCTCGTACGTCTGGTCCATGCCCTCGAACGGCATGTTGCCGACGAGCGTCGCCCATGGGAAGAACGCAGGGTCGATGAGAAGCTCGCCCTTCTGGTTGAACAGCGTGGACATGGGATCGACCGCCCGCCTCGAGAATTTCATGACGAACGATGCGGAGATGTCGTCGCCGTCGTAGTCGGCGTTGTACAGCTTGGCCATGATCGGGTGAAGCCTGATGCCGCGCCCCGTGTGGACCCTGAGGACACGCGACTGGTACGACGACAGGGCGTTCACCGGGGGCTTGGTCGACGCGACCCTGATATTGTTGGAGTTGATGGTGAAGATGACGTCCTTCACGAACGTCGGGGAGCTAGGGTCGAACTCGACTCCAAGCTCGTCCTTGAGACGCTGGAGAAGGCCGCTGTCAGGTATGCGCAGCACCTCCTCGATGATGTCCCTGCCAACGGAGATCGTCCGCATGCCGAGCGTCGCGTCGCCGCCGAGCTTGTCTGTGACGGCCACGCCGCCGAAGACGCGCTTCTTGACCTCCGACTTGACCTCTTGCTCAGACTGCTTCCTGGTGCCCTGGGCGACCTTCGTCGACACCTGCTCGGTGATCGGCCCTTGCGCCGGCCTGAACTGCGGGGCTCCGGTCGTTAGCGCGCTGTTCTGAGGGTCGTCGACGGGAAGCTCTTCCGGCTTCTCCTCCTTCTTCCCCTCTTCCTCCTCGGCCTCTTCCTCTTCCTTCTTCTCCTTCTTCCGCATCGCCTCGATCGCCTCAGCGGAATGGGAGAGGGTCTGGCCGGAAGCGCGCGCGCTGATGGATTCGGGCACTTCCACCATGTCCTCGAATGTGTTGGTGTCTATGACGTTTATCGTGTTCTTCTGCTCGGCCGCGTCCTCGGCGACGTCTTCTGCGGACAGCCCCTTCAGGACCTCCGCCTCCCCGACCGCCGGGGCGACGGACGGCTTGTACTTGGAGTAGAAGTCAGGGCCCTGCATGAGGTTCTGGGTCGCCGCCGACGGAGCGAGCCCAGCAGCCCTCTTCGCGTAATCCTCCTGGTTCCTCCTCGCCTCCTCCTGGGAAGGCGGGTTGGCCTCGATCTGAAGGATGCTCTGCGCGAGGGAGCTTCCGCTCTGCTGCGGTTGTCCTGGTTGCTGCGGGGCTTGGTATCCCGCGTCCTGAAGCTGGTTCGCGTTCTCTTCGCTGACTTGAGTCGGGGTTAGCTGGGTGATCCCGTCACCGCCAGGCTGCGCGTTGGAGGCGAGATGCTGCGCTGTTCCCTTTACGTTTTCCTTTACGGACTTGCCATACGCCACCATTAGCGGTCACCTTCGCTTTCGTATCGGGCAGCCAAGCTCTCAGGCAAGACGAACTCGGCGCTCTCATCCGGCTCGACCTCGCGGTAGGGCTTGAGCCCAGCTTGCTTCAAGTTCTTGTTCAAGACCATCCTCCGAGCCGTCTCGGGGATGTCGCGCCTCACGATGCTGGGAGCTCGGAACGCGCCGCCGAGCAGGCCGCCGCCTGCCATGGCCTCCGGGGCATCAGCTGCGTAGTTGCCAACGCGCCTCCAGCCGGACGTCGACAGGTCCTTGACGACGTGCCCGGTGCTATCGTAGACGGGCTTGCCGTTCTCATCGAGCATGTCGTCGGCGTACCATCCGAGCAAGCCGTTCCGAGACGCCTCCTCGAAGACGTTGCCGATCGCTTCCTCGAGGCCCTCGCCAGCGATGTCGGACGCTGCGAGCGCGAGCGGTTCAGCAGCCGTTCCGCCGAGCCTCTTCTTGATGAACGGGTCCGGGTTCAGAAGCGGCCTCTTGAAAAGGCCGTCGCCCTTGACGATGCCACCCGCCAGGCGCTCCGTGAACGGCATGGCGGCGTTGACGCCGACGTTCATCCAGTACTGGTCCGGTCGGATGCTCTCCGCGATCTGACGGCCCACGCCGTACCTGTCCTGCTCCATCGGGGACTCGCCTGCCAACGCGGTAGCCGCGTTCGATCCGGCAGCCAGCCAAGCCGTCGGGTTGGAGAAGTACGGGGCGGACGACGCGGCGATGTCCCAGAAGTTCGCTCCGACGTTGCCTCCTTCGAGCAGTCCGGGAAGGAGCGTGGCCGGGGTTCCGAGCCCGCCGATGTTCATGTCGTACGCTATGCCGTCGCTCTCGTCCTCGGCGCTCTCGTCGGAAGCGAGGGCGAGGACCTCAGGGTACGTCAGGGCAACGCCGTCATCGGTGACGAAGTCCGGCATCCAACGCTCTACCGGCTCGTCCTCCTCTGCCGGACGGTAACTGGGAACGTACATCGAGGACAGGTAATCCGCCTCATCATCGAATTGCAGGACGGAGCCGTCCTTGAAACGAACCAGGACGGTCGGGTCGACGACGTACTCGTTGCCGCTCTCGTCGAAATCGTACGTTGGGTTCTTCAGGATCTCGTAACCGCCGCCCGGGAACATCTCGACGGTGCCGTCAGGGAACGTCACCTGGTACGCCTTAGGCGTGTATGCCGTCATGCCGGTGTGGTCGCCTTTGGCGTTGAACCAATCGGCGGTTTTCTCGCCCCTTTCCTCAAGGCCCCTTTGCATCCTGCGCAGGTACGCGTTCATCTCGAGGGGGTCGAACTGCGAGCTGTTGACGGTCTTGCCGTTGATCGTCGCCTCGTACGGAACCATTTCCTCGCGAGCGTTCCTCATCTCGTTGAAGAACCTCGTGGGGCCAGACACGACCCTGGACAGGGACATGCCGCGCAGGGCGTCCTTGTCGGGGACGTACGGGATGAACCCGTAGTTGTCGTATTCTCCCAGCTTGCTGTAAGATGCGCTCTCGTCTATCTCGTCGATCGGCCTGCCGGGAATGCCGGCCTCGCGGTACTTCTTGTACTGAGCGCCCGACATCCTGTCCGCAACCTGCGACTCGAGATTGCCGCTGCCGTTGTCGAGGCGGTCGTCACGTAGAAGCTCCCATGGATCCTTGCTACCCCTGTCGTACTCGGGCTCACTCTTGAACGTCTCCTCGTACGTGGACAGGTACTTCTCGCGATCAGGATCGTCCCAGACGTTGCCGCCCTTCTTGCCGTTGGACTGCTCGATCTCCTCCTGCTCGCGGGCGATCCTGTCCTCCTTAGACTCGCGGTGGATTCCCTCTCGGTCGATCGTGAACCTGCGTCCGGGATCGAGGAGCCCGCCGGTCCCGAAGATGGCGTTCGCCACGTCGTCGGAGGTCAGGGCATCGCCGATCTCCCTCGACCAGTTGTCCTGGGCGACTCCGCCGTAATGGAGCTGCTGCGAGGCTCCAGGCTCGCGCGTGATCTCCGACGTGTTCGCGAAGTTCTCCATCCAGCTGTAATCGGGAGTCGGCGCCTCCCCGTCGCTCATCTTGACGTCCGATGCGTTGCGGTCGAACTTCGGGTTCTGGCTCACGTAGCCCTGCATGAACTCGGAGACGGGTTCCTGGACCTTCTCCTTGAAGCCGCTCTTGATGCGGTTCGCGGTGTCGGCGTCGGGAGCCTGGTACTGGTCCACCCTCGCCGGCGCGGTGGCGATGTCGCCATGCGTCTCCATGGCGCTGCCTATGGCGTCAACGGTGTCCCTGACGGCTTCCTTCGCCGTGTCGTCTGGCTCGCTCCAGCTCTCGTTCCTGGAAACCGGGGCGGCCTGCGCGTAGCTGGACATGAAGCTGTCCATGCCCGACTTGATCTCGTTCATGTTCGAGGGATCGAACTGATCGGTGCGCGACATGCCGGAAGCGCCCTGGCCAAGGCCGGAGACGAACCCCTTCACCTTGTCAGCGAAGCCCGCCAGCCCCTCCTTGGCGGTTTCGCTCGGAGCTTCGAACTGGTCGTTGCGGGATATCCCGAGGGAGATCGGGACGTCGATCTGACCTCCCTCTTCCTTCTCCTTCTCCTCGCCGTCCATCTGGCTGGCGGGCTTCGAAGCGGGAGCCTGCATCTGGTTCTGCATCGGATCCGGGCTCATCATCTGAAGCTTGTTCGGCATGCCGGGGCTGTCCTTGGCACCGGTCCTGATGATCTCCGCTGCCTCGGGAAGCCCCACCTTGACGTTGTGCGGCTTCCTCTTGCTCGCTTCTATCTTGGCCATCGTCTGCTGGATGGCTTGGGCTAGCCTGTTGGCGGCCATGTTCAGTCCTTCCGTTTGGGTATGGAAGGATTATATCACCTGGCGAAGCTCGGATCCCTAGGAGTCCAATCTTCGCAAGCTATGCTGTAGACCGTGTTGAAGCACCCGGCGTGGAGCGAGCACTCGAACGCGTCGACCCGCTCGCCCGTCCGCCTTCTCGTCTTATGATGCGGGGTGCCGAAGTGAATGCAGAGCAGGCACTTGTCGGCTTTCTCGTAGATGCGCTTGTCCCGCTCGCTGTCCTCGATGTACTTAGGCTTTGGCACGGGAGTTCCTCTCGAGCGACGTCACGTGGTAGTAGCCGCAGTACGGGCACTTGTACGGATGCAGCGGGGGCTCGCCGAGCCTCTTGCGCGTCCTGTTCCACACGGCGACAGAGCTCTTCGCGTTCTTCTTCGTGTCGTACCGGTGCTTGCTCGAGCACATCTTCTCAAGCCCGTCTCGGTCATGCTCATGGCCGTTCGTCGCAACAACGTTCATTCCGGAACCTCCTCGGTCCATTCGAGCTCCGGCTCCTCGCCGAAGCTGGTCCAATCGCTCTCGTTGGCAGCGACGCACATCAGGTAATGCACGAGGTCGCCCGCCGTTATGCTGCCTCGGTCGCCGAGCTTGTCGAGCGTCTCGTTCGGCAGGTAGTCCTTCAGACGGAACGTGGGGTCGAACTCGCGGATGATGAACCTCCTGCGGTGCGCCTCGAGGCTGAGCACCTGCGGGGCGTGGTTCGTTTCCATGAGGAAGTTCGCCCGGCACGGCACCGACAGCCATGCTCCGCTCGGGGTCTTCACCTCGAGGTTGCCGGTGATCATGCGCTTCATCCACTCTAGGAACTTGACGCTAGGATCGCCAACGTCATTGAAAGTAACGATGCGCTTGCCGATAAAATTATAAGCGATGACCGCTGCGGCATGACCGGTGAAGTTTGGTTGAGGCGCATCTGTAAGAGCAAAGTCCCCGTAGAGACGGCGAACAAGGCCCATAAACATAGACTTGCCATTTCCACCTCCTCCTACCAAAACGTGGCTCTTCTCCCTGAACGGCTGGTTGAAGTGGTACATCATGGTCTTCTCGAAGAAGTGCCTCTCGCCGACGGCTTGGTTCATGATCTGGAAGAAGTCGACGATGGCCTCGAGGTTCTCGTAGTTGACCCTGTGCGCGCCGAACTCCGGGTAGACGGCCGACATGCGGTCAGCGGGAACCTCTGCCGGCTTCAGCGTCTTGAGGTCGACGTACACCGAGTACTCGCCCTCGTAGTCGAGGCGCATGACGTTGCGCCACACGAGCCCGTCGTCGATGGGGAAGTAGCCCTGGAAGTTCGTCTCGAGGAGGTCCATGGCCTTGCGGGCCTCCTTCGAGTCGGCGTGCATGTAGTAGCTCAGGAGGTCGCCGGAGTCTCCGAGCGTGTGGAGCGTGTCGCCCTCGCGCACGTAGATGCAGTCACCTCCAAGGAGGATCAGCTTGGCGAGCATGAGGTTGGCGACCTTGGTCCTGAAGTCGTCGGGATCGGGACCGTTTGGGTCGAGCTGCGACCAGCCCGAGTACACCTTGTTCACGATCTCGTGGAAGCGGTTGACGCACACGAGGTCTTCCGCGGTTGGATTGAAGATCCAGTCGTCAAGCGACCGGGTTCGGTCGATGCACCCATCCATATTGTCTCCTTAGAGTCTCGCCCCATCCTGGCAGAAAGTTGGAGGGAGTCTGCCAACCCCCTCCATGACCACTTGCAGAAAGGAACGCCGGATGGGATGAGCGCCTTTCGCATAACGTATCTTACCACATGTAAGGCCAGGTCATCAAGCCTTTTCCTTGATGTCCTCGATCCAACCGGCAACCTCCACAACCTCTTCTTGGTCGAGCTTCGCCGTCTTGGTCTTGCGGCCGCCGGTGCGCTCGAGGACTATGCGGAGGGCGGCGTCGCGCTCCTTCTTGCGGGAGTCGGACGGGTTCTTGATCGGCTTCTGCTTCCTGTCGTCCCAATAGATGTCCTGGACGGAGATGGAGTAGAGCGCCTTGCAGAGCGCCATCATCACCGTGTCGCTCGGGCGGACCATGAGCTGCTGACCTTCGGTCATCGCCATGATCTCGTTGAGGCAGTCGGAGAACTCGGTTCGGTACACGGCCATGTCGACGTCCTTGGGGGTCGACCCGTCGATGCGGTCGATGATCAGCGTGATCGCCCGGATGTCCTCGTTGAACACGGCGTCGGTGAACAGCCTGCACACGAGGTACATGGCGGCGTTCTGCTCGCTCTTGTACGGGAAGCCGATCGAGGACCTACCCTCGCTGATCATCACCACCTCGCACATCGGACGGCTCGCCAGCTGCTCTATCATCGCGTCGACGGTAGGTTCGCTTGTCCTCATCAACTCCAGGGTTGGCTCTCCACACAGCGTCACCGGGCTTCGCCTCCTCAAGCCTCAATCTCAACGAGTACGGCCTCTTCTTCTGGCCCGAGTACTTCGAGAACCGGTACACCCGGCTCACGCGCTTCCCGGCGAACGTGGTCTTGCCGGAGAAGCTGGTGCAATAGTACTTGAGCAGGATGTGCAGTATCCTGAACGCCTTGGTGTCCGATGGCTCGGGCTTCCTGCCGTATATCCACCTGAACACGAGCGAGGCCGTCACGCGCATGCCGTCCTTCTTCTGGCGGCGGTAGCGCGTCTTGCGCAGGAACTCGCGGACCTTCACGTCGAGCGCGTACAGGTCGTCGTTGGCGTAGTTGACCCACACCTCGTCGTCCGTCAGGTTGATCGGGACCTCGAGGCTGTCGTCGAACTTGAGCCTGTGAACGATGTCGTTGTCCGGGTCCGGAACGTGCTCCGGCATTCCGACGACATCGAAGAGCTCGGACATGTCGAGCATGGCCCATCACCTCCGCCAGGAAAAGCTCGGGGAGGGCTTTCAACACCCTCCCCTGAAATCGACCGTCGCCACTGCGCCTCTCCCGCGCCTGGAGCCCGTTCCCACGCGGGCCGAGCGATTACAATGACAACATGGAAGATTTTACGGCATTCCGGCCACAAGGTCAAGCTCGGTCTGGTATACTCGATCCAAGCGAGAAGCGCCCGACATCAGACGCTTCGGCAGCTGACCATAGGTCCGTTCCGGGTCGGAACAATGTGCCTCCCGCCAGGGTGAGCCGAATAACCCGGTCATTGCATCCGTCAACGCCAAACGGAATCGCGTTCGCGGATTGCGCCGCCAAGTCCCACCGTATCAGCCGGTCAAGGGATGGCTGCTCGGGCCAGCGGCGATCAGAGAGGTTGGATAGGCTCCGCTGACAACGGAACTCCAAGCGATCTTCCCATTCGAACAACCGAAGAGAAGAACCAAGGGCTGCCTGAGGTTTGAAACGCTTGGTTTGCACCTATAGCGACAGCTATGCCTAGCTGAGGTTGGCAACGCAACCAAGCTAGGCTACAAGCGTCGCCTGCCTCCCCTCCCCCCTAGCAGTCCTGGCATGCCTATGTAAGCTATGCAAGCATCTGATGCCGCAAGGCAGCAGATGCGTTAGGCCACTACGCTTTTAAACCGCCGCACCGCCCTGCTCCGCCGCTTGTCGGGAGCCCGTGGTGCGGCGGTCCTGAGCCTGCGCTACCTTACCTCACCTACCATGCTTAGCCCAGTGAGTTGCTAGGACAGCCGACGTTGCTTCGCGTCGCACTTCGCCTGGAGCGGGTGCGGGCCGGGTGAGCTGGGATTGCCTTGGATTGCCTGGCGCGGTTTCGTCCCTGGGGAACAGGGG